GACGCAAAGCAGGTTCTGAAAAACAAAGGAGAGAAAGTGAAGAAGGGGGGGGGGGGGGGTAATTATGAACACCGATAAAGATAATACAATTACCACCCAAGTCGATGAAACTATTAAAGATACTAAATCAAGGAAACCATCTAATAGAGATATGGTAAAGAAAATGTATCTTGACGATAATAAAAATTACGAAGAAATATCTGAGGAATTAGGTATAGCTATTAACACAGTTAAACTTTATATTTCTCAAGGAGGTTATAGTAAAAATTCTCGTCGTAAAAGAAAAGATAAAACTCCCAAAGAGGAGGTAGATGAATCAGATTCTGAAGATAAAATTGAACCAGAAGAGATAGAAGATGAAGAACGACCATATATGGATATTGGTAATGGATATGTCGTCTATGAAGGTAAACTTATGAAGAAAATGACGAAAGAAGAATTCGTCAAAGCTATGATAGAAGATAGGAACAGAAGATTCAATGAGTAAAATAATAGTGGGGAATTAATTCCCCACTATTATACATTTTTTATTAAATCTTAATACGAATTTTAATACGGTTTACAAGACAAGCATACTCCGATATAATAAGGAGATGATGAAGCTTCATGGGTAAAATTAAATATAAATGCACCGCCTTGAAAACCTGTATATGAATAACCGCCAAATGTAGGAAAGTTAATACTTCTATAGGTAGTCACATAAAGAGAATCACAATAATATGTACTAGCACTTCCTCCAGTAGTAAATGGTAATAATATGCCATTTTTAACAGCCATTAATTTAATATATCCGCCATTATTATTTGGACATTTTATATCTGCATCAATATATCCATCTCCAGTTAAGTTATATCCTTCACATGTACTACCATCTTCTGTTCCATATGTTAGTTTGATTTTATAATACAAACTGTTTAGTATCAGTCCTTGTGCTCTTCTACTTACGTTGCCCCACCAGTTTTCAATACCAAATACTTTGACACCGTTGTTAGAATTATGGAATCCATAAAATAAACCTTTTGTATCCATAGTACCAGTTTGGAGTATTCCATATTCGCCAGCTCCTTCTACTGGATAGTTTAATCCATTCAAATTACCACTTCCAAATACATCCTGAGTGTTAGTTGATTTACCGATGAGTAATAATAACAAGTTAATCAAGTTTCTATCAACAAATGTATCTATATCCCACATATGTTTACCTTCTGGATTATTAGCTCTAGCCTGTTCGATTTGATTTGGAAATGTTTCACTTGTTGTTGGTGTTTTACTACTTAATGATCTCATATTTCCATTATTATCTTTCCAACCATTATATGCAGCCAAATATGTATATGACATGATACTACCATCCGCGGCTGTATGTGCATATGCATGGAAATCATCACTTAATTTCTGATCTGAGAAGTAAAACGTATCTTTACCATTCAATACAGTATGTCTAATCCACACTGTAGGAATACCTACCATTACATTACCAGCATAATTATCGTTAGTTACATCGGAAGCTGTTCCATCAGCTTTCTTAGTGTAATCGTTCTTATTAAGTTCATAAGCTACGGTACCATCAAACTTCATCATTACTGACTTAATATTCTTAATAAACCATGCATTAGCCCAATCACCATAATTAAACTCGTCTTTTTCATAATCCATAAATGCTGGATCATATGATGCATTTTGTGCAATGTATTTGATCTTCTTAGATGGATCTGATTCATCTGGATCTATCTGGAATCCAAACAGTGAATAATCTTTCTGTTTAGCTACTGCATTACCGTTCTCGTCAAATGTTACATACTGATCTGGAGTGCCTGTAAGTTTATCTTGTTTAGTAGTATCTGATGGATGTACATGATCAGCTCTTGCTAATTTACTATCAGTACCTACTGATGCAGTACCATCCATTTTAGGAGAAGTAGTAGCATATGTTACGTGAGTTCCATGCGATGTAGGTGCTGCACCTACATCTGTATGAGTTAATGTTACATTAGCAGATAGAGATTTTCCATTAATAGTTCTCTCTACAGGTACTGCTCCAACATCACTTGAATTCAATGAAATATTTTTATCCAATGTCTTCCCATTTACAGTTCGATCTAATGGAACAGCATTTACGTCAGAAGCAGTAATTAGAATGTCTTCACTCAAAGATTTGTTGTTAATGGTTCTTTCTTTTGGTACTGCATTTAAATCATCACTAACCCCAATAGTGACATTTTCACCATCTTGTACAATATTAATATCTTTACCTGCTATTAGATTAATAGCATTCTGTCCATTTATAGTAGCATCTTTACCAACTACTCTTCCAAGATCTAATTCTTTAGGCATAATATAATCATCCTCTCCTTTATAATAGTTAAATAAGTTATAAGTGTAATATGCTTAATTTAACTAGGAGTAATATAATATTAAAAAATAAGCAAAAAAGAAAGGGAACCTATAATGGTTCCCTTTACTCTTCTCTATCTACCTTACTATCTTCTTCCTAGTATCTCGTTAGCTTCATCGAGATTTGTTTGAGTTTGCTGAAGCTGTTTCGCATGTACAGGACTTAAGATTCCTTTCAGCGTCTCTCTGATGATGGTTCCCTTACTTCCAAATTTTTCAACGTACCATTCGTCATCCTGATCAATACATTCGTTGGCTTCGATCTCTACATGATTGTCGTAATCTGCGTACATGTTCTCATCAACTCTTACGAGTTTAACTTTAAGAACCTCATCTATATTATCACTGAACACAAAATCGGCAATTGGATCATCTCCTTTACACATATTTACCTGATGCTTATCGCTGTAAATATGAAGAGCATACGGAGACATCCCTTCCGGGCGATGCATTCCAACACTATCTCGTTCAGCCGACTGAATATAGAAGAACAAATCGCAGAATGTCAGATCGGATGTATAGTTACCGTTATCATCCATCATGTAAAACGAGCCACCGAAACTCATCTCGTTATCTTCCAACATTTTAAAGAACTTCTCAAAGAATTCTGATTCAGAAAGTTTACTTTCTGTACTAATTACTCCGTGTAATTCAAATTCATTAACTCTAACCATATTATTTACCTCCTAAAATATATGTGTTTTTGTTTATTGCTTCTATCATTATAATATATACTGAAAGAAGTATTAAATACGTTAATATATTAAGGATTGAAGATTTATTGGAAAATTGAAGAATCTCTTATTATTCAAAGCTTCTACAGATTCAATATCAATTTTATCAACAATCTGACGTTTTACACTATCAATATCAGCATCATTTAGGAGTTCATACTGAGTATCTATACTCGTACATTGAAATGCTTCTTTTATATCATTTCTATACTTCTCTGGAAATAATCCTATTATTGAATCAATTGATTCAAAATCTCTAAGTACGATATCTTGTTTAATTCCTTCTTTGAGTATTGTCATAAACTTCCCGTATCCGAACCCCTTAGCAGACCTGATGTTTCTTATCTTACTTCCTTTAATGGATAGAAGCAAACGAAAATACATTTCTGAATTAAATATATTAAGATCAAATGGAGATTCGTTTTTAACTATCGATTGAATAACTGCATCAATCTCGCTAGCTACCATGAAATTTTGATATCTTCTTTTGATATAGATTGTAGCAAAGTTAGGATTAAACATATATAGAGTATCAAATATATCCCCGCTTATAATTACATTTTTAGAATCAGAAAATGTTGATATGATCTGCGGTATTACACTTCCATCGAATCCTTTTGCTTTAATGAAATAACATCCAGAGACATATGACAAAATCAGCTCTAATTCAGGAATAATTATTTTTGTTAAAACTTCTCCCATCGATCTGAACTGAGGGTTCTGAATGTATTTGTTCTGATAATATGTGCGATAGTATTTGTTATATACCATCATTTCCTGATTATCATAAATAATATCAGTATAATAGAAATATAACTTTACATTACATTTCTCTTTCTTAAAATAAGCTCTATAGTTAGCCATCAGATTTAATATGGCGGATTCAAGCTCAATAACTATATCCTGTTTATGATATACAAGATTTCCATTAATCCCTTTCTGCATTGATAAATTTTTCATTATACATTCAAAATTTATGAATACATTAATATTATCACCAGGGATTATGTTTAATGGATGATTATGAATGTGATGATTCATCATATCCCATTTAAGCATCCACGATCCAGCTGTCACAGCTATTCCAGGTACATACTTGTCCATGTATCATTATACCTCCTAGACTTTATATTCAATTAAATTTATCTTATCAATTCTCACCCCAACATCTTTCCATGCTATATTTTTATAGATCTTTATAGATCCAAAAATCCACTTGTAATATTTCAATTGTTTCTTTAAAAGTTTCTCATCTTTTCCAGTATCCATATAGATCCTTAATTCCACATTGGAACATAGAAAACCTTTAGCTATAGCATAATCTACCCCAGCTACATAATCTGATCCAAGAAGTGCTATGAATACAGAATTTTCACAATCATTAAAATTCTTATAAACTGAAAGTATATCTAATATTCCTTCAGCTATATTTACAACTATCTTATCTTCAGTAAATAAATTTAGAGTAGACTTAATAGTATAGAAAGCTTTATTAGAAGACGGATATATTCTTCTTTTCATCCATTGTGATTCTTTACCCTCTAAGAATGTTCTTGTTAACATTAAACTGTGATCATCTGATAAGAAAGATATTGTATCAAAATTACTGGGCATTGTATTTCTTACTCTAATACTTGTTATATATTCACATATAGCGTTAAGATCCCAGATTATTTTAAACTTCTCATAATCTTTCTCTGTAAATCCAGGTCCTAAACGTCCATCTATATAACGAACCTGAGGAGAATTCATGATTGGAGGAGTATCTAATATTTCTTTTCCTTCCTTATAAGTCATTAATTTATTATATTTTTCGCTCTCAACTTTACTTATTAAATTCTTATTAATACCTAGCTTCTCCAGGAAATATTTTCCTACTCTACCATTACTATTACATAGAAAACAATTGTATTGTATAGGTTCAGTTGGGTCAAATGAGCATTTAATATAACAATGAGCATCACGTAGATCTTTTTGACTATCTCCGCATATTGGGCATCTAATTCTATACTGTATAGGAGATATCTTTCTAAACATCTCTCCTTTGAGTTCTATCTCATGGAGTATGTTTTGTTTAACATCATTATCCATATATAATCGCACCTCCGTGTAAAACGCTACTATTTATTATATAAACTTATAATATATACTTTTTTATTTATATATTATTATAGTAACAAATACCTATTGATTCTACATATTCTAAACGTTATATGATAAGCGTCAAGGGTATTAAAAATATTTATCCACTCAAATAAAGGAGGACAATTAAAAATGAACAAACAAGCGGCAATTATTGGTATTGGAAACTGTGGCTCTCAGGTAGCATATCTTGCAGAAAAGACATATCCTGAGCTATTCGACACAATCTACGTAAACAGTTCTGAAGCAGATCTTGCAATGGTAAAGACAGAGCATGACAACTTAAAGTTCAAGATCGGCAACAGGGATGAAATCGAGGGTTCTGGAAAGAATCGTACTAAGATGAAAGAGTATCTCATGGCAGACATCAATACGATTCTGGCTGATGCAAATCTTCAGGAATGTATTGTAGAAAAGAAATATTGTTTCGTAGTAACATCGGCAGCGGGGGGGACAGGTTCTGGAGCTGCACCTGTATTGATGGAAATCATGAGACAGTTATTCCCTGATACAAACTTTATTCTCATTGGAGTATTACCTCAACTCAATGCATCTCTTATGGAACAGGGAAATGCGCTTGAATTCTTAAATGAGCTTTATGATGTACTTGGGTCTGATACAACCTACATGATCTATGATAATGAAGCGACATCAGATCTGCCTCCTACAAGAGCTCTTGAGGAAGTAAATAAGAATATCGTTGAAGATCTGAAGATTCTTACAGGTGTTGATAATTATCCTACTCCTTATGAATCGATCGATGAAGCTGATATGGAATCCATCATCACTACTCCAGGCAGACTTCTCGTGGTACGTATTAACAAGCAGCTTACAGAGAAAGCAATGGAAGACAGCAAACTTGATGACATCATCATCAAAGCTATCAAGAAGTCAGCACATACAGAGACAGACAGAAACAAGAAAGTAGTAAGATGGGGCATCATCACTTACTTCACTGATCAGGTTAATAGATTATATTCTCCTGAGCTTGAAGGATTAAACGATTTCATCGGCACACCGGTGGAAAGATTTAACCATAATGCAATTAATGATGGTTCTGAAGCTCTGAACTTCCTCTATATGATTGCATCTGGATTATCTCCAATAAATGATAGAGTAAAGAAGATCACAGATCGTATCGATGAACTCAAGGCGGCACTTGCTAAAGATGAATCTTCGAATTATATCTTATCCGGAGAAGGAGCATCATATGATGTAATGGCTGAACGCAAGAAAGCGGATAAGAAAGCACGTCAGCAGTCTGAGGTAAATCCTTCTGAGATCTTCAAGAAATTTATGAAGTAGGGAAATAATAGGATGGGACTGGGTGGGATTAATTTCCCACCTTGTCCCTACTATATTCCTAATAAATAAAAGAAAGGTGGATTTGTTTAATGGATTTATCAAAAATAGGAAAAGGAATTGTACAAGGTGCAAAAAATAAAGCAGTAAAGACAGTTCTCAATCCGATAAATGAACTGGTAGATCAAAATCTAATTGATGTCACTACTACGATTGGATCTTTTATCGTAAGATCGGTAAGAGGGAAGTTTCAACGATCTATCACATTTACTGTAGGAGCAAATTATGCTGACTCATGGATGGAAGAAGCATTATACGGAGTATTATATGAATACAATAATATCAAAAAGAGTAGCAGATTAGAGCTTACTAACAAAAAAGGAATGGGATTTGGCCAAGGTATGTATGTAACTCTTGATGATGGTACTCATAATCTCAAGTATAAAAACTGGGATATTCTTTTATGTATTCAAACATCAACTCCTACAGCTCCTTCAAGAATATCTAAACAGAGAATCTATACTATTATCACATATGATTTGAGTCCTGAATTTGTCAAGTCATTTGAGAAGGATATGGTAGCTCACAGGAATGCTCTATTAAAGATCAAGTCTGATTCCCCAACCATAAATGTATATCAAGATTTGCATGAATCAGACGGATACACTTATTGGGAATTAACACAGCATGTCAATAAAAGACCCATTAGTACGATCTATCTTCCAAGTGAGCAGAAAAAGAAGCTCGTTAACACCATTAATCAATTCTTTGCGCAAAGGAAATACTATATCGAACACGGGATTCCACACAACCTCAAGATTCTTCTTTATGGAGAGCCTGGAACAGGAAAGTCATCAATTGTAAAGATGATCGCATCTGAATGGAATAGAAATCTTTATGAATGCAAAGGTGGTAAAAATGGTAGGTTCATTCCGGATGCAATTATTTCAAGTAGTGATGATGTCAATTATCCGTTATTCTCGATCTCTGATATTGATAAATATCCGTTCTTAATTAATGAACCGGAAATTGATATTGAGAAAGATAAAGATGGTGCTAAAGAGGATACAATGGCGTACAAGCAAATATTTGGAAATATGATTAATGCTCTTGATGGAATTATGTCTGGAGAAGATAAAATCATTGTAATGACAACAAATCACATTGAAAAGTTTTCTCCCGTAATACTTCGTCCTGGTAGAATTGATCTTCAATTATATATCTCTTACGTAACACCAGAAGTATTCAGAAAATACACATGGGATTTCTATGGAGTAGAGCTTCCTACAGATATCAAGCTTAAAAAGAAAGAAATAACGATCGCAGATCTTCAGTTTGATGTTGTCTTCTTGAAAATGGAAGCTAACGAATTCATCAAGAAGTATGTAAAATAAATCAGTTTTGTACTGCCATTGAACAGAGCATCTGCCTGAATTGAGGACTGACCGTATTTCTTGTAATTTCCTTTACCAAAGATTTTTTCTTTAGTCTTTGCATTACTGATACGGACGGTCGAATATTATTAATGAAGAATGGGGCAGCCCCATTCTTCATTAATAATAACTTTATTTACGTATAATTTGCAGGTATGACAAGAAGTAATTTTTTCAATGATATATTACATGTATAGACATGTAATTGTCTATACATGCTTGATTGATAAATCAATCGTTCATGTACTATCTGTGTCTATACATGTAATTTGCTATGGGATAATTTTCAGTTTTGCAGTTTCTGTTCGATTACTGTAATTCTTCCTGAAATATCACTTAAATCTTTTCTTAAAGATTCCACTTCTCTCATTACCATACTAATATCAGTACTATTAATACTTGATATAGCTCTTCTTAATTCATTCATATCTGACATCATGCCAGTAATAGTATTTTCCGTAACCATTTTATCCACTTTATTTTTTATAGAAGTTAGATCACCTATCTTATTCATATATCCCATAAGAATAGATACTGAATTCATTAATTCAATTACAGTGGAATGTTCAGCTTTACTTTTAAGAGCTTCATATAAACCTTTAATATCTTCAACGGATATTTCTGGAAGATCGTTAACAGTCATTTCTGAAGCTCTAGTAACTATTCCATTTCTATTAACAGTTACCTTGGTATATGTTCCAGGCTCTACATTTCCATCTTTATCTGCTTTTTTACTCAAAGTCTTGTTAATAGCTTCAAGTGTTTTAGAAGAAGCTAAAGAAGGAATTAAACTTTCTAACTCGTTTAACTTAGTAATGATCTCCATAGGAATATCATTCATATTAATATTAGAAGATCCAGTTATATGACCATGCTCATCATATGTTACTTTTGTACCTGATCCAGGATTAATAACTTTATGATCATCTACTCTAATATTTTTAGGAATAGACGATCTAATACTTTCTAATATTTCACTTAATCCTTCGATATGATCTAATGATAATTTAGGAATGTCTTCTCTCGTAAGGTCAGTGACAGATTGAATTACTCCATATCTATCATAATTAACTTTACATCCAGTACCTGCAATATCTCTAGCTTGAAAAATTTCTTCCAAATTAACAGAGATATTTCTCAGATCTTTACGACTAGCTTTATCAAATAAAGCATCTCTGAGCCCTTCAATTTTATCAATACTTAACTTAGGAATATCAGATTCATCAAGTTCTTCTTGAGATAATATTAGACCGTTTTCATCATAAGCGACTTTACATCCTATTCCAGGTTTAATTTTTTCATTTGCTCTCAAGTATAACTGTTTATCAATCTTCAATCCTTCTAATAATTTCGAGAGTTCATCATCTCTTTCTTTTAATTCAAAAACATCTTGTTGTAACTTTTTGATAGCTTCAATATCTGTATTCATAATAATACCTCCTATGACAAATTCTGTAATATATTTAGAGGTTGGTGAAATGTTCAACGCAGTATTAAAGCATTTATTTAAAATTAAAGGAGGATGAGTGGTCATGAGAGATAATATGTACGAAGGTCTTTGGAGTCCATTTGATCCATTATGGTATCAACAAGCGTTTGATAAGTTCGTTAGTACAGCTGATCAATTATTCAATCAAGACGAAATTATCAAAATGGGTTTTAATCTTCCTGATAGTGATGGAAGTAAATCATCGGTTTTTCATTCTGATGCAGTATTAAATAATTCTTTTAATGAAAAAGCTCTTAGAGAAACATTAAAAGATATCTACATCAATAGTTCTCATAAACTCAAGGCTAATAACCATGATAATGTTCACTTTTTCAAATGGCATGGTACTATGAATAATGTTGAAATAATTGCAAATACAAACAAATGCCAGATTGTATTACCTACAGAATCTTTTATTTTCCCTAATGAAAGAGATATATTCAAGCTATCTCAATTCTATAGAAAATGGATATCTATTACAGATATTATGAATAACTGGAGAGTATTCAAATGGACATGTTTGTTATTTGTAAATAAGAGGATTTACTCAGATTATGAAATTAGAATAGATGACCATGAAACTACGGTTCGTTTCAGATACGAAGATTTTTGGACTCGTGAAGATAGAAACTATCCTATCTATATTTATAAATTCGATACAAACTTTCAGTGTAGAGTCAAAGTGAGCAGGGAGCTCGTAAATAATCAGTGGAAATATATGATGCCGTTAAGTTATATTTCTGATGATAAAAGTCTGAATCTTGATAAAGTTGTAGTTGCATTCAATAAAATATCTGATAGTGATATAAGAACTGATGGGAATATAGCAGTTGATGTAATGGGAGATAACATCGAATTCTTATCAGTTAAAGATGGATATGTAGATATGTCAACTATTAGTGATTACAACAGAGCTCTTATTGATTCAGAGCTCACTGAGTATTTATGGATGAGTATTTTCGTTCCTAAATTCTTCCATGAATATCCTATACTTTTACCTGTAGACGTAATATATAGAGAATACCAACCTCGATTAGTTCCTGTTGTAACAAATTATTCTCAAAGGATTCAGAAAGTAAAAAGTCATATTAATGAAGATAGCGTTAAGCAGGTATATATCGACCTAAATGGAGGTATCAATAGAGATAAAGATGGATGGAAATCTATGATACGTCCTATAGTGTTATCTGATGCATTTGATGATATGGCAAACGATCCATATGATACTCTTGAAGAGGAACTTGGTCCTTTAAGAGAATTAACTATTAAAGGTGCTGATATTATTGAAGAATTCAGATTTTTCATCAAAGATTATACAACAGATGAAAGATACTACGAGTATTGTGACAAACTTGAGAATATCATGGAAAGGATCAAGAATGTTCATGATACATTTTTGAGTAATCACAGAATGCCTCTGGATAATGACTATAATGAAATCTACAAAAAGTTTGTTAATGAGGTTATGCCAACTATAAGGACGGAAGGATATCGTAGTATTTGGTTTAGATCTAAAGAAGGAAGTTTAACGGATTTTTGGCATTTTATTTCTCCTATGATTTATATTCCTAGAGAATTAGCTGATCACTATTCTCTTTCTAATATAATTAATCGCATGAGTGAGAATAAGATTCTTTGGGAAGATATTGAATCATATAGGAATAAATTAAGATTTGCAAGGCCTATTGACGAACTTGATTTCTTCTTTATGGAGTATGATCAAGATAAGAGAGTGTGGAGACCTTGTGATCTTAAAATTGAGCACCACTTTCCTGATGTATATTTACTCAGCGATGAAAATGAAGAAGAACTTAGTAAGAGAATTTTTAAAGCATTTTTCTTTTATTCTGATACTATTAATGTACGAAAGGAAAGTGTAGAAATTGATAGAGCAACTCCTAGTTGGACAGATGATATGGAAAGATACGAGCTCAACAAAGAGGGAATCTATAGAAACATATTTATGGAAAAATTTTATTGGATGGGGATTCGTTCGATATATAGAGGAATGTTCAATACTAACTCTAGATGGGAATCAATTGAATATGTATATGACAATGATTCTTATCAGCGTTTCAATCAGTTATTTTTAAATACAATGGATCCGTATTTCAAGATGGGTCTTGCTACGTATTTGAAAAGCGCTAACTACGAATTTCCGTTTGATGATGCAATAGATAAGATGAATGAGGGTATCAATTCTAAGTTTCTTGGATATAAGAAAATTACGAATTATGAAATGTATCTCGATAAGACTTGGGTTCCTTCTTATTTTGATTATGTATTGCATATACTTGATGATTGGACATGGGATGACAGATTAATCAAACGACCTAGAAATACTTTCAATATTGAAAGATTAGTTCCTATTCTTGTGGATATCCAGAACGATATTACAGATAAAACAAACAAATTCAATCTCAATCTTGACTGGATCATAGAAAAGTTGGAACTTGAAGACTATAATTTGAATAAGCCTGTCAGAAATTATAACGTCAATCTTCTTCAGCAATACTTGAACGTTCATTTCAATAACTTAGTATCGGAAGATGTTAAAGACAAAAAAGATGAAATTGTTAATCTTCTTGAAGAATATGGACTTCTAACAGGTTTAATTTCATTCCATGTTGATAAGGATGATCACTTAGTTATTACTTACTCTAAAAATGGTATTAAAGATCTTCGTGAATTGAGTGATGAATTAGTGATTAACATTGTAGACCTGAATGAGTTTACAAAAGATCTTGATCTTGAAATCTATTCTATTGAAGATATTAATGAAATCATTAAAGCTCTTCTTAATCATAATGATTTAATGGAACGGATTAAGAGATTGATGTCTATGGTCTACAATGACGCTATGATGAAAATGTGTTACCCGGAAAAAATGAAACTTCATGAGGAACTTAGTTATATCGTCAATACTTTACTTGAAAGGCATATTAACAAAATCTCGGAGATGATTCAATCATTCGATATGCCTGGATTTATGAGAGCCACAAACGATCTTAGGTCATATAATGATTACGATAAGAAAAACCCAGATGACATGAGTTTATTAGGATATATTAACTCGTTTGGAAGTAACTCATGGCCAGACGAAGTCAAAGAGATTAGGAATAGATTATTCACATCAACAGTAGTTCTATATGGTAATTTTATTCCTAGTAAATCATATAATGAGAAAGAAGTAGCTGAGTTTGTAGAGCAAGTAAATACTGTAAAAAAAGACGTATTAGATCTTCGTGAAGTAATAAATAAATACTGGCAAGCTGGAGGTAAAGAAGATCAAACTCTTATCGATAGACTTGATCATACAGAGTACCTCATAGAACAACTCTATGCCAGTGTAGATAACTATATGGCTGCTCGTAATGATATGCTTAATGATTTTGATAAAATAAGAAATATCTTAGCTGAGATGAAAGAATATAATATCAGCGATACAGAGATTACTTATGCTGATGCTATAGAATCTAGTTTAGCTGGAATACTCGAAGCATTATCGTATATTGCAGGAACTAATAACAAAGATTCTGCGATGGAGTCATTAAGTGGTGCAAATAGAGGATGTAATGATTGGCTAAGTTATCTATATATGGAAAAAACAGTATTCGACAGAATTATTGAAGTAACTAAACTTCCAAATGATTTTTTAAATCTTATGGATAAATATAGTGAACTTCTTGATGCTGTTATTGAATATATGAATACTGTCAATGAGCCATTTACACCAGATCCGTCATTACCGACATATTCTGATATATATCAGATTGATGAAATTGAAATGGTTAGTGGTGGATTTATGAATAAGCTTGGAGAAGTAATATTTGTTCCTGGTTTAGGATCTTACAGAATTACAGAGGTTGATGAAAATATTGGAAAAGTAACAGCTATATCCGAACTTGGTTATAGAAATACAACCTTTAGAGACCCTTGTATTCAGAAGAGTGTGTATGACAGTGTAACAAATGGAACCGGATTGGGAATAACATTCCACGCAACAAAATCAACTCATACTAAAGTTATCAATGATGAAATAATATCGAGATTCATAATTAGAATCAATGGAAGTATTTATAGAATTAAAAGAAATCTCTCTATGATTAATCCTTATAACAATAGAGAGATGCAACTTATCATTGATGACATTAGAGAAATAAATAATGAATGGAATGATTTATTATCGTTCTATTCTGAATATATGTCAGATATAAAAGATGACGTATCAGATGTAATCGAATCATTAAATTTCATCATCGATGATCTTGAAGGATTTATTGAAACTAGAATGGATATTGATATAGGAACATTATTGAACTCTATTGAAAATCTTACTATAGAATCATACAAATTCTTCAGGGAGAATAATCTGCTAACTGGAAATTATTTCTATTATGATGATCAAGTAAGAATAAGTTATAATAATCTTTGTACGTTTTATTCAAACGGAAGCAATTGGACAAATGCAGAAGAACTAGTTGATCTTCTTAAAAATGCTAAATCGAAGATTAAGAGTTTTTATAAAAATATTCTTCGAAGAAGTAAGTCTGAAGAGTTGATCAGTAAGTATGAAAGTATTATTTCTATTATAGATGATACTATTAATATCATAAAAACTCTTCCTGATGAAGGTGAATCAATATGTTTATCTGTAAAAGATATAGAAGATAAAATGATTCAATTTCCTGCAGAGATGTATAAAGATACTTGGTTCAGAATTAGAAATACAACGATAGCAGAAAATGGTAAAGGATATAAAGTTGGAGATATATTTGAAATAATCCCTGAATTACCACATGATCAATTCGGTAATCCTATAAAGGATGATGAAGATATTATATTCAATGATATTATCCTATATCAAGTAACACAAGTAAGTGAAGACGGTGGAGTATTGAAAGTAAATCCATTAATGAATTATGCTTTACCTTATTCTATTCATGGTACAAGGGAAATGAGTACTCGTGTTGGGGAAGGAACAGGGTGTATTCTCAATATTGCAACTGAAGAAATTAGCATGAAAAACTCATCTATGTTCTTTGATGAAACTTCTGATAAAATACTACCTCCTCAATTTAACGAGAATGATTTATTCATGTTCAAGTTTGAAAATATACATGATTTAGATCTTGGATATGAAGTATTCTATGATGGAAAACAGATAAGAGATTTTGTTATCCGCCATGTAACAAGTGATGATCCGCTCCATCCTAGTAATATAGATATAATTTATCTTAAAGCAAATGACGTTATGGAACTAAAGAATTCATCTATATTTAAAGATGGAGAGCACTATTTTATCTATAAACTTGACAAGGCTGACGTTGTAGAACCTGGTGCTGGATATGCAGTAGGTCAAAGTATTTATGTTGATACTGGTAATGCTGCAGTGAAAGTTAGAATTGATAAGCTTGACGATACTCCATTTAAAGGTATTGCCAAGATTGATTTAAGTTCTTCTAATGCATTATTTAAAAGCACTAATCCTTCGTCTTCATATGCAAGAGTAGCAACTGACTCATTGAATAATATTGACGACGAGTACAACGTTGGTTATTATGATCAAATTCCACCTGATGGTATTGAGAAACCTTCAACTCTATCTTATGATGGAGAAATTTATAACTTTACATCTAGGAGGTTTGATGATCTTGAAGATGGAGACAGAAACAAAACTTTCATGTACACAGATGTTGAAATGCCCGAAGGTGGTGCAGAAACTGGTGATCCTGATAGTCATTGGTATTTAGGAAGTAGAGTTGATAATTCTCAAGTTCCTATGAAAGATAAACACAGATGGAACGGTGTTATGAATTTGATTCCTCCTACTCATCCGTTTATACCAGATGATAGAAGATTGCCTACCAAGCTTCCTGTAACTGGGGAATATCAGAGAATATCACAACTGAGATTACACGATTCTAGTGATGATGTTACATCAAGAGAAATATCTCCTATATCAGCTTCTTCTATAGAAGAGATCATTAAGTTCATAGATGATGACATTAAGCTTCGTGAAAATCCTCCTCTAATTATTGAAGGAAAAACTTTGGAACGTATACCTGATGAAAATGTATCAGGAATAGTATCAGGTAATAAAGAAGCTGTACCATCTGGTATTATGGAGACATCTGAAGCAATAATTGAACCAATTGAAGCTGGTAATGTTTCTGATATCATGAATGGTCTCTTATTACCTACAGCAGCACCTACAGGACTATTTTATGATAATGAAATTATCAGTAATGATGTAACTGCAATATTTGATTTTACACTAAGAAATACAGCTATGGAGAAACCAGATCTAACTGTTGCAACATATAATGATATACCTAAACACATTAACGATTGGCTAGAAGCTAAAATCGGTAAAACGGTAGTAGTTGAATGTGATGAAACAAACAATGGTCACAGAATGATGTATAGATTAAGATCATTTGTAGCAGCAGGATATTTTGTATTTGATACTCCTGAAATAGCTGATATGAAATGGGCTTCATTTGATGTAGATTGGATGAACTGTGATTTCTATCCTGATATACCTACAAATCATGCACAATATCCAGAAGCTCCTTGGAGAACATCTAAAACATTTATAGCAATTCAACGATCCATAAATGATAAAAGAGTTCTTCATGATGTTGAACCAAAGATGAATCATACAACATACATTCATGATCTGAAATTAAAAGATCTTTCTGTATTTAATTTTACAACTAAAAAATGGGAAGACCTGTATGATTACGATAGATGGAAACTTGATATTTACGAAGATGAGGAAAATAAACATTGGGGATTCAAACTGACATTGATGGAAGAAGGAGCTTTCACATATGATATGATTTTATATCTTAATAAAGTTCCTGAAACACAAGTTAGAAATGCTGCATTAAAGAAAAACGCAGTACTTGACATTGAATCTTCATTGTATAAAGAAATTAACACTAAACCTCTAAATATATCAATTAACACTGGTAGACATCTTCGTATAAGAAAATTATTCCCGTATGAACAGAGAGAAACATTTGTAATAGGTCACGACGATGACGGTACATCTCTTGGTTATGAAATGAATTTCAAGATTGCTAATTATATGCACTTCAAGAATGAAATTCATTTGGAAGATGTTAAGATTTACAATAGAAATGCTGGACGATTTGAAAATCTTTTAGATACAAGATTATTTGAAGTTAGATTTAAAAGCGACGAATATGTTCAGAGAGGTTTTGAGACACAAACAAAAATCATCAAGAGTTTAATATCTAATGCAGGTGATGGATTTGTTGACGGAAATGTATGGTGCTGGAATGCTGAGTATGGAATTCATGTATTTGCTCAAGTTACAACTAATCCTATAAATGGAGGATCATTAAGTTCTTTCATTCCTCTGCATTGTCCTAATCCTCCTAAAGAAGATATTTCATTAGAATTTTTAGTTTATCAAAATGAATCTCAATCAGCTCGTCAAGTAGGTAAAGTAATGATGGAATTTCATACTGAGTGTGTTGAAGTATTTGGAGATGGATATATTCATAATGTAACTAACAGGTTTGCTCCACTTCCTAAGGAATTCAAAATTATTTGTAAATATAATCTAACGACGAGAGGAACTTATGATGTTATCATATCTAAGTCTCCTAAGCAGTGGACGTTTGTTGAACCGAGATGGATCATGTCTCCTACTTTCACACTTAAAGATGTAAACATTCAAGCCGATAGATTGTATGCAGTTACAGACAGAGGACGTTTTCCAATTATCAATCCATCGACAAATAAACCTACTTTGAATGTAGTAGAAAATGAAACAGGTACAGATGTAACTTTCTTAAACCTCTACAAAAAATATGAGCATTTTGAAGTTCATGCGGTTCCATATCCAATGAAATCAGTTTATGTTCAAAGGAGAATTTCAAGTTCTGGATTCATTGATTTAAAGGGTAAACTTAATAAACCTTTGAGCAAGAAATATTTTGAGTTTTGGCTAAATGGAAGACTGCTTGATGATGAAGTAACAATTATAACACCAACGAAATTATTTTTACATGGTTTAAAATCACTGAGGAATTTTGAAATAGTTGAAATAAACAGAGATCCAAATGAATACTTCAGTGATAACTTCTTAGGAGTTGAGCAGAGCGGTAACAAGAATAGAGCTAATTGGGATTTCAATACATATCTTGATGACGCTCTTGAAGGAACTCTAAAAGGTGATAACTATACCGAAGAGGAACAAGAATATCTACTAACTCCTGTCTGGAAACAAGTTGAAAGAGATCATCCTGAATATAAGAATTATCCTCCTAACGTTGACGTTGAAGAGGATATACTTCAAAGAGTTGAAGAGGAAGATTATCCTTTAGAAGAACTTGAAATGCCAGTATATCAGTATATCATTATCGACACTCCTACATTGGAAGGTAAACCTATTGCTGATAGGAATATGACTTTTGAACACTTTGGATTTACTCCATTGACTAACAGTGATATTGTTAATCTTTTGAATGAAGAGTGGTCAGATGAAATAAGTAAAGGTAAGGTTCCAACGCATACTATTATTAGCGATGATGTATGGTATGGTATGGCAACTAGACTTTACGATGAATTTGGTATAAGAGTTCATAATCTCGATGAAGCAGCTTATAACGTAACTGATGTAAATCTGCTTAAGATTGATTCAGATAATAGACTAAGTAGAATTGTTCGTAATCCTGTAGTATATGATCTTGATTAAGCAAAAAAATAATGAGGGAGCGTGATTGCTCCCTCATTATCCTGTTTATTGTTTGATCCAGTTATTTCTTTTCTTTCAGAAGAGATGAGTCTACCTTAAGAATATCTTCTCCTCTGAAAAGCTGCCGTACGAGGGAATCGATCTTTGTATCGATATGATCAGTGATTTCCTTCTTCTGTTTCTTAAGCATCTTCTTGAGCTTCTTCTTTGAAACACACTTCTGTTTGCAAAGTTTAATCGGCTCTGCTTCAAGAACTCCGTGCTGCTGAGGAGCTTCAGACTTATCTTCCTGATCTTCACCATTTTCCAACATGAGACAGATATTATCATTAATACATCTGAGACCTTCGATGATATTCAGAAGAAGCGCATCATGTGGAGTAAGCTCTCCTACCATAACGCAAGGTCCGAAATGACGATCTTTTGTATCCTCGTTGTCTTTGTTGGTGGCGGTGTTGTCATTCTTGTATTCGTTTTCAGCTTCAGCACACTTGCAACTCTCATTCTTATTACTTTCAGCATCAGATTTGTCGCAGCATTTGTTTTCACATGCTTTATGGAATTCCTGCTCCTTATTGTTGTCCGGCTCAAATGATTTCTCATCATTCTTACATGCAGCTGCAGTAGGATGAGTATAAACGATGATGTCGGGAAGGATCTTCTTAAGGTTGTCCACTGTTGCGGTGATGTCTACAGATGTGTTTCTTTCCTGCTCTGTAATCTTTTCATTCTCTTTGTTCATGATATGTACCTCCTAGGATTTTAAATGTAATGAGTATATTTTTTACTCATCCATACATTAATAATATATAATCGTATTAAAGACTTTCATATCTATATATTATTAATATAAAGAAAAGGAGGAATAATTTTATGGATAATAAAATTACTTATAACGACAATAAATACAGGAAAGCTTTAAAAGAAAAATTCGGTGATGCAATTGATCAGCTGGAACCTATCAAAAAGAAATTTGTACATCTTACAATGGTTTGTGAAATGATCAATGAGAAATATGGAATATTTGCCGAAAACTTCAAAAGAGAAAGTGAAGAGAATGAAGACTTAGAACGGATCAGTCATGTATTTTTGGTAGTAGTTCAACATATGGATATGCTGCATGATAAGATTAATAGCGTTAAATCTAAATATATAGATCGTTTATCAGTGATCGATAGTTTTGATAATACAACATTGATGTTATCTTGGATGAATGTCATTGTAATGTGTATGCATATAACTAAGCAAATACTGCCAATTATAAATATAATAAACCAACAAAATTTACACGTTGGAGGTGATATGGAATTAACTGAAGACTTTAAAGAATTCTTATCTCTTATGAAATATATGACAAATATGTCAGAAGAATTCGAAAATTATATGATAAAAAATACTCAATGAAGAAAGGTAAAGGTGCACAAGATGATGGGATTAGAAGAAACTATTAGTTATATTGAGAATTCAGTAATGGCAGGTTCATTACAATTCTTTGTAACAACTACATTTGGGAAAATAGCAGTAGAAGTTCCAGATGAGTTTGATCCTATGTATCCAATCGAAGTCTATAACTGGAAGGAGGCTCCACAAACTAAATGGTGTATGAAGCATAGGAATGCTAATGCAGACCTTTATGTCTCTTTAGGAGTTAATGATAGGGAAAGGAAAACATTCGTACATCTCAAAGCAATTGAGATTGTCCATAGATGTTTCTTTCTTAGATGTTTGGGGATCGACATAGGAGATGATGTAGCAGATGCAGCTGTTGTTGCATATCTGAAGAATATTGAACGAAGAAATATAACAGATAATTTTATTGAATCTGAGTTCTGCAAGATCCATTTTAACCCAATAATGAGAAATGATTCTATGGTTCGAAACATGGTTAGAGATATGATTCAGCGGCGGACTGAAGCAGCAAGGAAAGTTCTTAAATATGGAGATAAATTAATTAAAATGAATTCCAATTGTGTTTCATTTGCTACTACTTATAACCGTGACATCTTCAGTATAGTATGTTATGTACTTGGAGATGTGGAAGATCCACGGATAATTGATTTTACTGGATACAGAAATATATGTCAGAAAGCAGTGGAATATTTAGCAGGATATTGACAAGTAAAAAGAATAATGATAATTGGGTAGGTGTGACCTACCCAATTATTTTTTTATTTATTAATATCCAGATATAAAACTTTCTTCACCAGAGTTTCTATTTTTCTAAATCTAGCTCTGAAGAAATAGTTACAATTAGGGATACATACATCTACGCAATCAAAGAAATATGTATCTTTATCTTTTCCATATGGTCTTAATCTTCCTATAACCTGTTCTGCAACAACTTTTGATGCAAGTGCTTCCGTATTAATTACAATACGTAATCCTGAAATATCTTTACCAGTTCCAGCACTCTTGATAGTAGATACAATTATATCTTTCTTTTCAGCAGCATCTTTTTCTTCTTTCGATATCTTTGAATGATAGGCTGCTACAGATTTCTCAGGAAAATCCTTCTTAAGTTTAGATACAACTTTGTCTACTGCATCTATCAATGGAACGAATATCAATATTTTCCCTTCTGTATTTTTTGTTAGTGAAAGTATATGAAGAATGGTTTTATACATAGTATCACTAGGATCATCAAAAAATGCATACTTTCCATATTTAGATGCTGTAAATCCTGGATAAGCTAATAACCTTGCTCTATTCTTTTGATCTATTCTACTATTTATATTTATTACATGATATACTACGTGTTTTTCTATTACTTCGTAGGATTGACGTTCTCCATATGTTAGTACAGATTGAAACGCTCGTTTAAAACATACAGATTCAGTTTTATCTGATCTATCAAATGTAGCAGTAAGATACCATGTTCTTTTTGTATTAGTGAAAAAATCAATAAGTAGAATATTAGCAAAATTAAGATGTGATTCATCATATACTTTAATTCCAACTTCAAGTTTCTTAAAGAATTTATGAAATTGATATCCGTTAGTTTGAGACATATATGAATGAAGAGTTTGATGATTAACTAAAAATACACATACATCATCTATTTTTATCTCATCATACATTATTCCATCGATAATGTTTGATCCAGCTATATTCATTATATTTTTTATTCTATAATCAAACATCTTAACGAATGTATTTATCCATTGAATCTTTATAGATTCATTTGGAGTTATTACAACTACTTTTTCTCTTAATGACGTTGCAGCATTAGCTACACAATAACTTTTACCAAGACCCATATATAGATTTAAACCTAATTGGTGTTCATCACTCTTTAGAAATTCTATACTTTCTTCCTGTATATGATCTCTTGGATCCATCATTGGATAAAATTGTCTTACCATTTTATCGCATGGATCATCTTCTTTAATATAATTTACATTACATCCAGTCATATTTTCTATCTTACTTACAGAAGTTCCCCTAGGTAGAAATAGTTTACCATCTTCTATTATATATCCGCAAGCATATTCAGCTCCAGTAAATTTATCACTAGCTGTATACATATCTTCTATCGCAGGATAATCATCTTTTGCATATGGATAAAGTTCCATATGTGTATTATAAACGTCTAAAGTCATAGTATTCACCTCATGCCTAATTATATATTATTCGAGTAACTAAAGAATATATCGTTATTTAGGAGGTTACGAGATGAACAAATTTACACAATTTGGGAATTACAACGGAATTATGCCTATCATTAAGCCTATGGTCAAGAGAAAAATTTATTCCGCGAACGGATTTTATTTTAGTCTTGCTGAGCATTTATACAATGAGCAAACCGTTTCAGCTATTTTCAGGCAGACATGTACTGATATACTTAATAAATATCTGCAGAATATAAATACGTATAGTGTCAAAGATTTTGAAATATATAAAGAGAATTTTGATATAATCGAACTCGATATTCAAAACACTAGACTGCTTCGTAGATTCCGTAGAAAATTTCCTGATACAGATTGTATGTTCCGGCTGGAATCTGACAGGTATATATTTTGGATAAAATTATCGAGATATGAGAATACAAGTTCTCATGAGGGGTCATTATGTTTTATAGATAAAAAGAAACAGTTTGGTGCTATTGGAGAAGTGGCTGTTGATACATCATCATATGACGGAATAGATACCCCTATAATAACATCAGCATTCCAGAATAGATTTCTCTTCATAACATCTCAGAGAGATAAATTATCACATAAGATAGCTGCTGATAATTCAGATACAATGCTTTTAGAGCAATCTTTTACTCTAGCTCTTAATACTGGACTCCATAAAATATTTGATGAAGGATTTGATTCTGATAAGTTCGCTGGCGTTTGTCCTACATATGATAAAACTGAAATGTTAATATTTCGTAAGATAGTAGTGATGTTCACTATAAAGAACTTGATATGCCCTCTGAAGGAATATATTAATCCAGACTCTCCTAGTGATGAGGACGTACATATTACTGGGGCCGAGATACCGGAATATTTTGGAATGGGAAATACTTTTAAGTATTTCCCATTAATTCAACTCAATTCAAAGGAGCTTAAATTCATCGCTAATTATGCAGATAAAAATGCTTATGTAGATGGGAAAACTAATCTTCTTAAATATCTTGCAACCCCTAGATATGGTAATGTGTTAAGAATTCCAATTAAATATGATAACGATTCATCAGAAGTAGTAGTAACATATCATATTGATGAGATTGATAATTCGGTTACATTTATTATCAATCAGCATCTTGAAGAAAACCTTACATATGCATCAATGGTTTATTTTCAAGGACTTGAAAATTTTAACATTAATACTTGCCATATAGCTACGGCTTCGTTTCTTCATATGAAAGACGGCAAGAATATGCCAATATCTTCTGATGTATTTAAAGACACAGTATTGCATAATCAAACCTCTTCAGATATTCTCAGCTTGGTAAAACAATTTATTGATATATGTGTTGTCATTCATGATAGACCTGAGAGAACTAAGATGGTCAAATGCGTAAGGAAAGAGTATTACGAAAAGAAGAATCGCAATATTAAAGTTGATGAAAAAGACTATATAGTTTCTAGAATTCTCAAGACCAAATATGATGCTAGAGAGTATGTAGAACGAATGAGTGGAACTAGAGCTGAGTGCGAGTATTCTGTTGAAGAATGGGATAGATGTGGGCATTATAGAACCCTCAAGTCAGGTAAAGTTATATGGATTAAAGAGACAACATGTAAACGTCATCTTCCTTTATCGGAGAAGGAGATAAGGATAAAGTTATAAAAAATAAAGGGGAGCGCGGAATGCTCCCCTTTATTTTTTTATTATAATATCTGATATAGCCTAAACATGGTGAACGATGAATCATCAACATATCCATCAAACCTTTTTGCTAGTGTCAGAATAAGTTTTGGATTTGTGAATATTCTGTACGAAATGTTATTGAATTCTGCTTTCCGTAATTTTAATGGTACTGAGTTCTTATTTACTGATACTTCATAATTAAATCCATTGACAGATATGCTTATAACTTTTCCTGCATATAGATCATCACAATTAATATCGATCCATAGTTCTTTATTACTTTCATCGGTATATTTAATATATTCGATATATTTATATTCTTCCGAATTTGATTCATCTAATTCTGTTATATGATCTTTTAGTTCAAGATCATCAAGAATCTTTTGAAACAATGATTTATCAGGTTTAATTATAACAGAAACGTCTTTTGGATTTTTAGAAATTAATATTCCATTTACATGAAGATAATCGCTCAGCGACGCTCTGAGCATTATACTCTTAAAGTCATTTAACGCGTCTTCCATACTTGGGATTTTCTTCTTGGCCATATTGTATTCCTCCCTAACTTCTTTATTGAATAATTCTTCGATATTATTGGGTTGACGGATTGTAATCTTTTATAATAGTAATCCGTTGCGATTATTGACTGTTCTTCTTTTGATGATCCTTGGGATATTAATCTAGCTAAAAAGAGGCCTGTAGTATAATTAAATTCTTGACCATTTGATCCAAATACTGCTAGATCTAAGTCAACTCTAACAGGGGTACCTTTAAAGTTAATTCTGAGATAGTTTGATGAGAGTTTATCTGATAGCATAATTATATCTACAGAATTTCTTATCTTACTATCAAGAGTTTCGTATACAGATATTATTGGACATGAATGAAACATTATTGGATATAATATTTCAGGATCATCAATTCCAAGTTCTGTATGTACGAATATCCCAGCAGCTAATGCATGGAGTTGTACATCTGTGTTGAAATAATCATCCAGGTTAAATTTTTCTAGCACATGTAGATTGGATCTAACATACTTATTTAAATCTTGAGGTATGTTATGGCCATTCCAGAATATTGTGTCATCTTTGCTCTTATCCAATCCTCTCTCTTTAAACAAGTCATGAGCTAATGCTATAAATGATAACTTATGACTACTAAGATGAGTGTTCAATTTCCTATTCAGTAATAATGCATACTTCTTGACAAGTTTAATATGATTCATATGATATTTGAATTGTTTACTCTCACTTTGAATAAACTCGTTAAGCTTGATTAGCATGTTACTTTCTGGATCGGTTTGATTATTAATGATTATCATAATAATCATCTCCCTTCTATAATTTCTTATTTATAGAATATATAAATATGATAAGTATATATTCTAAGTAAGTGCAAAGATAAATGATATTCCTTTAAGGAGGTAATAATTATGAATTACAAAACATGCTACCATAGTCGTCATCGCAACAGGTACTATAGACGGCGGCGTAGCCTAAGCAGAATTGTTAATGCAACAAATACACTCATACTATTATTCTGTATAACATTCATTGGAGTGTTAGTAGCTAATGCTGCGACCCTTAGTGATAATAAATGTTCTTCGCAGGATGTAAAATATGCGTATGAGGAAGAGATCACAATAACAAGAATTTCTCAAGTGTTCAATTCAATGGAAACCTTGGAAAAGGAATCTGTAAAATCAGATCCTAGTCCAGAACCTACACCATTGGTGTTAAATGAACCAATTGTAATTGGCCAAGATATTACTGAAGAAAATAAAGAGGAGGTTGTAGAAGTAGTAGATCGTACAATTGATGAATTTATTGGAGAAAAAGATTTTGAGTTCAATGGTAATATGTTTCATGGATATGATATGCCTAATATATATTATCCTGGAATTGATTATAGTTTCGAACCATACATGGATTACAAATGTATCACCAATAAATCATCCCCAGCTTATGCTGTATCTCATTCTGAAAACGCATACACAGATGAGTACGGATTGAGAAGGTATGTAACATCAGATGATAAGTTTAAGATCAATGGTCAGGATGATTACATAATTGCACTTGGTACATATTACAAACCGAAAGGAGAATGTGGATCAAGATACTTAATAGTAACTACAACAGGTATGTTCACTATAATTACAGGTGACGAGAAAGCAGATCGCGATACTGATGATAGGAACATGTTCTCAGTTCATAAAGATGGGAGCTGTGCCGGTATCGTTGAATGGATTGTTGACACATCGTGTCTAGAAACTACTATGAGAAGAGCTGGTACTATTACAGCTGGTCCGGTAGAGGCCCTCAAGGGCGAAATTACCCACATATATCGCATCGAAAGTGTGGAATAAAATATAAAAGAATCTGCTGAGATAAGAGGGGATGGAACTAATCCACTCCATCCCCTATTTTCTCGTTATATCAAGTAACTTTTGTGGGTACATTCATATTAAAAAGAAAAAAATATTTTTTATAGAAAGGAGATACATTATGGATAGTTATACGTTTTTTAGAATGATTGAAGAACATGTATTGTTACCTGTAATCATTGCATTTGGAGCTGCTATACTTTTAATATGCAAACATTTTTTTGATAAAATATCTAAAAGTATTGTAGCTAAAAATGAGATTTCTGAGATGGATAAACAAGCTAGTATACGTAATAAATTAATGATAACTCTCCAGGAATCTGTTAAGACAGCAGTAGCTTCTAATATGCAAACAGCTTCTGCAATGAAAAGTGGAGGAAGAAAACTTGAAGAATATCAGATTCAAGAATTAAATAATTCTGCTATGAATATTGTACTTGGATCTTTACCTCCAAGCTTAACTGAAGAAGGTGGAGTACTTCTTGATTTTATTGGAAGTAAAGAAAAATTAAATGGATTGATTTCTGCGATGATTGAGAAATATGTTTATGAATATAAAATCAGTGAAATGAGATCAAAAAATCAGATTCCTGCTGATGATGGATATGATGTTCCTACAGGAGAATATCCTCAGGATAATAGTGAAACAGAATATCATGAAAGCGATCCTAGTTCTACGAGAGAAGATGTTATTTTAGAACAGGAGCCTGAGGTATGTTCAGACGATAACTATGACAACGAGAAATGTGAAACTCATCGAAAAATAAGGAAGACTCCAACTCTATATTAGATTTATAAAGATAGGGGAGATCATCTCCCCTATCTTTATATTGTCCAGACAATACAAAAGTGATAAATGAAAATTTATTTTTTATAGGAGGGAATATCGATGAAGATAGAAATTCTTGACATGAATAGAATTATCGCTGTAAATAAATTGCAAGAAATTACATCTCCCCGTCTATTTTCCAATAAGATGATGTATGATCCGGAAGGAATATTATCGTCTGATATTTTTGGTATATCTAAAGGAGATAGAAGAAATACTTTTGCTTATATTGATTTGAAAAGACATTTTATTCATCCTCATCTATATGCTAAAGTAGTAAAGCAAATGTTTAGAGGAGTTATATATATTCTATCAGGTCAGAAAAGATATGTTATTAAAAATGGACAACTTGTAGAAGATCCAGAGAATGGATGGACTGGTATTGATGAATTATATAAAAGATGGAATGAAATTGATTGGAGTAAAAGTAAATCAGTTGATAGTACAAGTAAAAAATTACTCATGAACTTATCAAGAGATCAGATATTTATCGATAAGGAATTGGTGATACCTCCTGCATATAGAGATGTAATGATTGCTGGTACTATTGATTCATCAGACCATGTAAATGAATTAAATGATCTATATGTAAAGTTAATTCGATCTGTTGCTTTACTATCAGAGGGAGGATTATTTTCTAGAACTCAATATGCAACACAAATGAAAATCCAGGATACTCTGGTTGAAATAATGGAATATTTTAAACATCAAGTATCTAGAAAACAAGGTCTTATTAGAAAGAATCTGATAGGTAAGTCTGTAGACTATGGTGTACGTACAGTTATCTCTGCTCCTTCATATAATAATGAAAACATAGGAGACAATATTATTGATGTTGAACATACGGCAGTACCAATCTCTGAATGTTGCTCATTATTTTATCCATTTATTGAATCTTGGCTTAAGAATTTCTTTACTAGAGAAATTATTAATGACCCAAACTTGATAACGTTTTATGATTATGAGACTAATAAGGAAATTACAGCAACAATGAGAGATCCTGAGATTCAATTTTCAGAGAAGAATATTAGGAAGTTTATAAACGATTATTGTTTAAATCCTGATAATAGATTTAAAGTAGTAAACGTAATGGTTGATGTTCCTGCTAAAACTAAGAAGACTCTTAAAGCTTCTATGATATTAAAAGGAAAAATAATGCTTCCTAATAATGCTACAAAGGTTCTTAATAGATCTATGACAGTAACTGATATCTTATATCTTGCATGTGTCGATGTATGCGAGAAGAGGCATGTAATGGTATCAAGATATCCTGTTGGTACTGATAAAGGTATTTTCTTTAACAAGATAAGAGTTCAGTCAACAATAAAGCATGTTAATCTTATTTTTAATGGAAAAGAATATCCGTATTATCCTGATATAGATTTTTCTATTTCTCAAGATAAAGTTGGTGTTCAATTTATAGATACTCTTGTAATGAGTAACTCTCATCTTGATGGAATGGGAGCTGACTATGATGGTGATCAGGTATCTGTTCGTGGTATCTATAGTGATGAAGCTAATATGGAAGCTGAAGAGATTATGAATAGAAAGACATCAGCTCTTAATATTACTGGAGCAAACTCTAAAGGAGTTGCTAAAGAAGTTTATAATTCTCTCTATGAACTTACGAAGATTGGTAGTACTCCTAGTAAGAAAGTTAATCCAGGTGATACAGAGAGATTCATTAATCTTAAACCAGATAATATTAGTAGAGGTTTCTTGGCTGAAATGTTTGCGGATACTGTGAATAACTCAGGAGATAAACTTAATACAAAAATTCGTAAAGCAAGATATAATACTTGGGATATTATTTCAGTACCTGCTAATTATTTCTTTGATAATCAGGAGTCTATAGATATGACTGTAGGTAGGTTTATAGCTAATAAATTTATCTTAGAAGCTCCTGGTATTATTGGAATTACTGGTGTTGGTATATATAATAATATCCTTAACAAGGGAACTATAGGTAAGCTGGATAATATGATTGGTCAATTGTATCTTGAAGATAAGATTGATAGGAAACAGTTTAATTCATATCTTGATCATAGAGATACTATAGGTTATTGGTTAAATGGTATGCTTGCTCATACTATTTCTGAAAAGATGTTAAAACCATTACCTGAAATTGAAAAGAAAAAGGCAGAACTATGTAAGAAATATGAAAAAGAATTATCTTCTGGAAATATTGATATAATGACACAAGTCAGTGATGAACTTGTAGCATATGCAAAAGAGATTCTTAAAGGTGATTCTGGCATGGATCTATATGATTCCGGTGACCTTGATTTTGGTAATAACTATAAGAACAACGCTATTATCAAAGGTGCTGTAATGAATAAGATAACAGGAGAGTTTGATTTTATTGATACATCATTTATGGATGGAATTAAAATTAAAGATATTCCTGCCCATGCTAATTCAATATTGGCATCTCAATATCCTGCTTCCATTGCTACTGCTGATGCTGGTTATATGGGCAAGAAACTGTTAGCATTATTGCAAATGATGGTACTTGATGAAGAGGGTTCTGATTGTGGTACAAAGAATCTTATTCCAATTAAAATAACAAAAGCAAATGCAGAGAACGTAGTATATACATACTATAGAGAAGGTGGTCAGGAAAAGATGTTTACTAGAGAAGATATTAGTTCTCATATTGGCAAAACAATTATGATGAGAAGTCCAATGTCTTGTACTGGTGAAAAAATTTGTTCTAAGTGTGCTGGTAAACTGTTCTATTTACTTGGAGCTTATAATGCTGGATTATTTGCAGTTCAAATTTCTCACGCAGCGTTAAACTTAGGGCTTAAAGCTAAACATAATAGTTTGGTAGAACTTTACACGATTAATCCAGATGACCTGATCGAGGATATATAAATTAATGATATATTATGAAGGTATATCAGGTTAATATAAAGAGTATTTCTTTATAACACTGAGATTAATCATCAAACAATTTTAAAGGAGGAACCATTCATGGAAATTAAATTAACAGCAAAATGCCCTGGTTGTGGAGAAGAAGTTGAAATTGCTGCAAATGTGGACAAATCCATACTTACTCCGGCAGTAAGATCGAAACTCAGACCTGTAGGATCAGTGGACATCTACAAATTCACTTCTGATGATATTAAACAATTTATCATTCAGAAAGCAAGACAGTACGTTCCTGAAGTAAGTATCGAAGTTGTACCAAGATACTGTGAAAAGAAACAGAGGAGCAAAACAGATCCTCACAGATCATATGCATCTTTAAGAATTGCATTTTCTACTCATATTCTTGAGAAGAAAGGAGATTTCAGTTTCTATGAAAAGATCGCTGAGTCAGCTGGTAACGTTAGAGTGATTAACGATATCTTTTATAATATTATCAATCTCTATAAGTATGATCGTAAGCAGCTGTCTGAGTGGACTAAGAATTACAAGACTATGGAGTATCTTGAAGAAGAATTCGGAATGACAGAGGCGTACATTAATGATATCAAAGAGTATAGCATGCCGAAACGTATTAAAGATGCTAATGACAAATACTGGATCATCTTCTCTGCAGCAGCTGAGAATGTAATCAGAGATATGTTAACGGATGTTGAGACAAATTCTTTACCTGGTAAGATGCAGATTGTTGATATTCGTCCTATCAGTAAAGACATTGTTGAATTCTTAGTGTACATGCATCCGAAGACAATGGATTTCAAGGAGAACTCTCATGTTCGTCAGATTCTCACTGGTGAGGAAAAGCCGAAGAGTTAATCTTCACCAGTTAAGAATAAATGATATTTAAATTTTAAGGAGGAAACTTACAATGAAGGGCAAAGTCAAGTGGTTTAACGCTGAAAGGGGTTATGGATTCATCACGGGTGAAGATGGTAAGGATGTCTTTGTACATTTCTCCGGAATTAAAGACGGAAGAAAGAAAACATACAACTACCTCAATCCTGATGATGAAGTAGAATTCGATGTTACAACCGGTGAAAAGGGAGATCAGGCAGCTGATGTCGTTATCACAAAGTCTGCACCTAAGGAAAAGAAGGCAGATAAGAAAGAACCGGTTGATGCAGCAGAATAAAACATAATAACGTTAAATATTACATGGGGTCGTGAATGACCCCATGTAATATTTTTTCTTAAAGAAAGGATATAAATATGATGTTAAAACGAATGGAAATTCCAAAGACAAGAGATTCATATGATAATGGTGTTAAAGGAGTAATATGCGGAGTCAATATTAAGCCTATAAAGTCAAAGTCAAAGAGATACAAAAAGAAAGTTTGGTTTTCTAAAGATGGTATCGATACTACCCAAACTAAAACAACATGGGGAATGTTTATCCATATTAGAATGGAAGATGGATCACAATATGATGCAGTATTCCATATGGTTAAAACATTTTCTCTGGATGATTATAACCAGCTAAGTATTGACGGAGATAAAACTGATAAGAGATCATCTGCTCTTATACCGTCTATAATCAAAACATTAAACGTCAATGAATGGGTTGAACTTATTGGTACTGAAGTAGTGGTAAAATCAAATGATGGAAGATATCCTGCTGATAATGGATTTATATTTGCAGCTAAAAACAGTAATGAGTATCTTATTCCTTCATATTATGAAATCATACGGCAGTAAACACTTTTCATTAATATGAAAGGAGGTAAATAAAATGAGTAAACCTATGAAAGGCGTAATGCCTGCTAAAACTGTACAGAAACCTGTAGTAGAAAAGAAAGAAAGTGCTGAAACAAACAATGGTCAAACTTTGAAACCTATCAAGAAGGCAGGAGGTACGAAAACAATAACTATTCCTAAAGAAAATAGTAACCCACCAGTTAAGGTTCCTTCTAATGATGAAGTAGAATTATTGAAGGAAATCTTGGTTGACAAGCTTATGGCGGTATTTGTAACAAGAGATGAAATTAAAACAGTTGTAGAAAAGACTCTACAAGAAATGGTAGCATCTGGAGCTAAAGTATCTGACAAGTAAACTCTTATATATTATTCTAATAGAATAATAAAGGAGGATTAAATATCATGAACGATCTCAGAGCTGCTATGGAAAAGGCTGCTGCAAATAATCCTGAATTCAAAGCCAAGCTTGTTGCTGCCGATAAACACGCTGCTGAGGAACGCCGTAACAAAAAAGAAGCCGCTCGTAAAGCAGAAGAGAAAGCTAAAAAAGAAGCAGCTGATAAAAATCGAATGAAAAAGATATACGCTTGGAGAACTAAAGCACATGGAATGAATTACTCGATGCGTTGCGGTATTATCTTTGCTGATGATTTACAGGATGCAAGAAACATTATTAGTAGCAAGATCCCTGGTGATATAATCACTTATCTTGAGGAAATCGATTACTCTGATAATATTACAGAGATCGGTCTGTATATCGAGTAAAACAAAAAAATAAAAAATAAAGGGGAGCGCGGAATGCTCCCCTTTATTTTTTATTTATGTATCCATTAATAGCTGAGACATCTATTATCAAATCCACCATTAGGTTCTACAAAGCTCAAATGCTGCTCTAATGTAGGAACAATGAATTTATTAATACTTTCCCATATTGGTTTTTCATTAGCTTCTTTCTCGATCTCTTTCCATGTAAATGTAAATGAATCATCACCTTTGAACTTCATTCTGTTTTTATTTCCTTCTATAAGTCCATTATCTCTTCCATACATTATAATTGATCTTAAAGAATCAAAACCATGTTGGAATGAGAATACAAGTTCAAATGATACTCCTTTACTATTGTTACCTGATTGATTTGATGAACTCTTTACAGGTTCTACCATTACAACATGTCCAGAGAAACCATCTGAATCCTTAGAGAAATCATCTGATGGTTTAGCAGTTAACTTAATTATATTGAATGGATAATAGAGCATAGTCTTTCCACCAGGAATAGATTCATTCTGCTTTAAGAAGTTTTGCTGTCTTGCTACAGGGATAAAAGCATTCATACTCATATTTGTATTAATATGATTGATACCGTATAGAATGATATTTGCTTCTTTACAAAGAGGAAGGATATCTTTAAAGAATCCTTTGAGAGTTTTAGCATCTCTTGCTCCTTCTGTATTACCTCTCATTTCTTCAGCTTTACTTGCTTCTTTCTGGCTGTCAGGATTAAATGTTTCATTAAGTACAGTAGTAATGGAATCGATGATGATAATAGTTGGCTGTAGAATAATTACATCTCTTCCAAATTCATCCTTGAATCCAGATGTAACTTGAAGCTCTTTCTTTAACTTCATCTTATTTACATAAGTCTTTACAATCATTTCCTGAATAATATCAAGACCAACTAAACCAGTCTTAATCATATATCTCTCACCAAGATCAGGATCGAAATATGATGCAGGTAATTTAGTGATGGTTTCACATCTTGATACATCAAATCTATATTCACAATCGTAATGAATTACATTTGCATATTTATACTGACGAATTATATTAGCTGCTATTTGTGCTGCTAATGTTGTTTTACCAGATCCGGAATCCCCTATGATTAGATTGAATGTACCAGCTGCTTGTCCAACTCTTCCTTCTTGTTTGATGATATTTCCAAGATCATCGTGAATATTAATTACAGATCCGAAATAATAATCAAACAGATGGAAACCTGTTTTATGGAATGCTGTTGTCACATTTGTTTTAAATAGATTCTTTTTGTCATTTTCTCTTAATGCCATAAGTAGAGGATTATAAGTCTGAGATGCGTCGAGTTTATCAGCTAATTTATCAGCTAATGATACATCATTCAAAACCGCATCCGTTATTGTTTCTGCTTTCTTTTTGGCCGCCATATACAAACCTCCTAAAGTTAATATTTATTATTGATTACCTCTTTAAGTTCAAAATATATCATTAAATAAAAAGTGATTAGGAGGGAGTTTAATACTCCCTCCTAATTGTTTATAAGCTTAATCTAGGAAGATAATCTGCAGTATAATACCATGCAGGTTTTTCAAGTGTTATGTTTTTCATATAACCGTGGCAATAATGTCTACAATCTACAACCTTGAATATCCACTGAGGATTTAATTTACGTTCCCATGAATCCTTTCCTATAATATATTCCAAATTATTTATATCATAAAAGAATCCTGGATAAGTATTTTTATCTCCTAAAATTTTTAAATGATACTTTCTATTGTATTGATATTCTCGTACCATATTATCATCGTCAATATATACTGGATTATATTCAACGATAGATGGAACCCCTAACGACCATAGCATTTTTTGTACTAATAATAGTCTTTCTTCATTCCAATGTTCTATTCCTATAGAATCAGGAAATCTCTTTTTGTTATATCCTACATCGAATATACCTCTAATGAATTGTATTCTATCTTTAATGGAAGAATACATGTATTCGTTTGGAATAGCTGGAGATGTTATTTTTTTACTTTTAGCATAAAAATCATAATGAGGAAAGAATTCATCCCATGTAATAAATTTATTACTAGGACTATGATTGAAAGAGAAATTTACAGTGTTTCTATTTGTTATCACACCATAATCAAGATTATAATTATGAGCAAATAAATTATTTATTTCATCCATGTCCATTGGGAGTTTTATTTCTTTGCTATTGTAATCTCCATATATTAACAATACTCCTGCTACATTAGGATCAGGATATAACAAATCTTTTACTTTATCTGGATTAAACTCTAATGGTCTTAATTCCTTCCTTCCTTCATATAGTACATCATCGTGTAATTTAAATTCTTTCCTGCCGTCTGAATATAAGACTTGCATAATATCAGTACATGTAGATTCTATTACGTCTTTTACTTCAAGCATTTTTCCTGTATGAAAATCGTATACTTTATCGCCTATATGAACATTTGAAATACTAACTATTCCATTTTGAGTAATGATATTAGTATCTATATACTCATTTAATCCTCTCATTGTAATGTACCTCCAATAATAATGATAATATTAATAGCCAGTTTCGAAACAAGACCATTAATATCAAAGAATACGTATTTAATAGAAAGGAGAAATAAATCATGACTAAAACAAATACCACATCAGATGATGTAAGAGCTTCAGTTTCTTCAATCTACTCAGAGTTACTTAATAAGAGGCAAGCAGAAAGAGAGAAAAAAGAAGAGGAACGACGACAAAAAGAAGAAGCTAAAAGAGAAGAGAAGCAAGAAGGCAAAGATGACAAAGTAATCAAGATGACTAAAAAACAGCGTAGAGAAGCTGAACTTGATAACTGGAAAGAAATCGTTGTTGGTCTTACTGGAGATGATCTTGAATACTCTGATACTAAGAGTAAGAAAAAGAAATATAAGAAGTGGATTGACGATGAAGATCCTAATAAGGTTGTCGATGCTAAAAAGAAGAAAGTAAAGAAGAAAAATTATAACAAGGAATTCGAGCCTGAATTAAATATGCTTCGTACTCTTGTATCTGAACAGAACAAGTTTACTGCAGATCTTCAGAAAAGATTCCAGAATGCTGTTGGTCCTGCTAACAAGGATGCTATGCCTCCTAATAAGACTATGGTAGATCTTGCGTCTGCTATTGTTTCTGCTCGTAGTAACTCCTTAGGAGTATTAAGAGAAATCGGCGGTCTTAAAAAGGCTATTGCCGAACTGTATATGAAACAGAAGAAGCTTGACGCTGATCTTAGTGGATCAGGCGGAACTGGAGATAATTCAGATCTTATGTTAATGGGATCTAGTATTATGTCAGGCCTTGATAGCCAGTATGGAATGCCTGCACAGCAGGTTGCTCCTGAGCAAGTAATGGCTGTAGCACAACAAGCTCCTCCTGTACAGACATATTCAAATACATATGGCTATGAAGAAGTTCATAATGTAACTCCTAAAGTTCCTGAAAGTTACAATAATACTGCTTCTGCTAGTGGGGAAGAATTTGATCCTTCATCTTGGCAAGGTTTTGATCTTCCTGATCAACAGGTTGTATATGAGAATATTCCGAAGACTGTAGTTGTCGAGAAAAACGCAGCCACAGGATCTATGAGATTCAAAGCAGTTAGAAATGATAATGGTGAAGAAATCGTTAACTGCCCTGGTCTTCCAACAGTAGATCCATCTACATTACAAGTCAATGAAAAAGATAACACAGTTAGAGGAAACTTTGATGAAATCTATAACTTAGTATTCGTATAAGGAGGTGAATTAGTTTGTATTCTTCTGATAAAGATAGCAAACAAACAAATCCTCTTCAAAATTTATTCGCCGATATTAAAAAGATTTTAGAGTTCATTGAATTAAAAGATGAAAGAGAAGCATCGGATAATGAAACTTCAGAGAGTCTACTTATGTCAGAAATGTGGATGAATGCTATAGTAGAAGACGATTCATATTTGACATATACGAAGTGGTGGAAATATTCTATGTTCCAGGAGGCTGTTCCAAATACAAGGATTATTGATATCAAAAAGTGGATGGATAATCCTTTTAGTGTTCCTCTTAAGTATAGAGATACACTTCTACTTCGTGGACGTGAAGCTTTCATTAATGAATATGAAGAGCAAAATGATTATTATAGGATGCTTAATGGTTTACCACCATTAAGCACTCGACCTGAAGATTATATCTATCTTAGTGAACCTGTGAGAAATCAATTACATGCAAGCAATGATCCGGTTCATAAACTTTCTACACTTATCCAGAATAATTATATGAGTACTGACGAGTACAAGGAAGTTGTAAAAAATAATCCGGATAAGAAATATCTTAATTATCTTGGAATGTATAAGATAGATATTTATACTGCTCGTAAAGCAAAAGATTTTGACATTATAAGATATCCATATAATAGATCTAATATCAATCCAAATCTTTTGAATGTATTTGCTTCATTATATGCAGACTATCGTGAATATGTAATGGTAGCGTTGTATAATAAACAATTCGAAGATTTGTATGACAATTACCGAACGTTTATGGGTGTATTAATAATGTCATTCACGTTATTGCAGATTTCAAATAAGTCATTAGAGGCAGTTCATAGTAAGAAATTTCTTGATGACACTGTTCTTCATATATTACTGTCGATGTATGGAATCCCTGATGATTTGTTAATGGCAAATGATGTTCGTAGAGATTTAGCATTGAATGTGTTGAAGCTGATAAGAGAAAAGGCTACTGATGATGTATATTATGACTTGATTAGAATATTAGGATATCAAGAAGTTATAGTTAGTAAATTAATGCTTTTAAAAGGTCAACAATTTAATCAGACTGATAATTATAAAGCATTGGAATCATCCGATCCTTATTTCGTAAAAATTGATTTGAAGGATAAAGATCCATATGAAACTATTACGAAAGGTAAAGCTCCAATATATTCATATCATGAGATAATCGATAATGATCCTAGATGGTGGGATCTAGATGATGTACAACAAATACTTCATGAAAGTTCATATACAATAACTGATACCAAATATATCGTAGTAGAAGCAGTCGTTCATCAAATGAAATATATGTTTGAAGCAATATACTTCTCTCGGTTAGTATTAGATAATAAATATGCAACAGATGAATTCCTTGTTGAAATACCATCTATATTCGGAACAAAAATGATGTCTCTTTATGATTTGATTATATTCATTATTTGTGCTACATGTATGAGCAATGGATTGAAAGGAGATATAATCACTGATACTGATAAACTTTTAGCTACTGCAGGATTCAACTTTGATATGGATCTTGATTCATTCATGGAATTTTTAAATACTACAAAGTATGTTGATAAATCAAGATTGATGAAGTTTATGGATAATTTAACGATGACTTCTCCAGAAGATGTTAATAGATTATTCAATAACGTTATGTATCCTTTAAGAGAGTGGCTAGAGAACAAGATTGAGTTTGCTGAAAATCGTCAAGAATATATAGAGTATGAATCAATTTATAAAGCATTATTTACTTACGATATAGCAAGAAATCAATTTCTTGATGATTTTGAAATGCCAATGCAAACAATTCAGCGAATATATGGTATTTCTAATAACGATCTAAAAGCTTTTAAAAATTTTTATCCGCATACAGTTAATGGAAAGAGCGTAAAGTATGAAGAGTATAATGCAACTATCAATAATAGTAGATACAAATATCCATTCTTGTCTACAATAACTCCTGTTAATTGGTATATGCATATAACTATTCAAACAAGATATGGGGAAGAAGATAGAGGATATGTATATTTCTACGATATCTTGAATTCCCCTAATGCTCTAGAGTTAACTAACCCTGATGGAACAAGAGTGTTTATGGATTATGAAGATGGAGAAGTCGGTTGGGAAGTTAATCAATTAGCAGTTAATAGAGCATTAGAATTAATTGACTCATTAGATGAAGATGCTTTAAAGACAGCTTATTTCCAGATTTCCACTCCTGTTAAAGGAGATAAAACATATCCTGAAGGGCAAAAACTGCCGGTATCTATAAGGTCAGGTCTCTATAAAACTATTCTTAAAGAAAAACTAAGAATGGATTTAGAAGGATTAGCAAAACCTCCAGTAACATACTTTGAGTATCTTCGTCGTAAGAATCCTGATTTATATGAACTCCTAACTCATAAGAATCGATTCTTATATGATAAAGAAGCATGGATGAATGATGTGATTTCTATAGTACTTGCTATAGAAAGTGAATTGAATGTTCATATGAAATATTTTGAACAATCCGTACTTGGGGAAGAATTATTCTTCAAGCCATTGATTACATTGATAAAACGTTTTAAATCCGAATTAGTGGATTTCGCTAAAACTGGTTTGAAATATATCTTTGCTGATAAGATGGATTCAGGTGGTAACTCTAACATGTTCAAATTATTTGATAATATGAGATTCACAATTCATTTCGTAAATCTTGGAAGTAAAGGTTATGATGCTCAGTTTGGCTTATATGATACAGAGCATAAAGTTAAACATCGCATTATCATGAAGGATCGTTCTGAAATTCTGAGAATGGTAATAGGTGAAGGATTTGCAGCTGAAGTTCGTGAAACTACTATGGGATCAATAAGGTTAGTAGATGAAGTAAAATTCTTTAAAAATGGAAAGTCTATAGATCCTGATGATCAACATTCTCATTGGATACCTGGAGAATCTGGTATAGGTAGATGGTCTGAAGAAGATGATTATCTTATGAAAATAAGACGAGGTAATGCAAGAATTACAAATGCTCCAGTTGATCTTGATGGGTGGAAAGATTTTGTTCCATCTTATAACAGTGATGATGAATAAAAAAAAGAAATAGGGAGCTCTCAAGAGCTCCCTATTTCTTAGTTATGTTTCTTTTCGTAAATCTTATCTGATATAGCTCCCCATATTTCATATTGGAAGAATTCTATTAATCCTTCCTTTACATTACGTTTGTTACCATTGTTATCTGTTGCTTTATGACTGATCTTTATATGATTATTTAACCATTGCCCTATACCGAATAATCCTCTCCATGCAGGATTATCTTTGTCAGGATAAAACCATTTAGGTTTAGTTTTAGATATATAATAATCAGGAATATCATTATATATATCTTTAAACTGCTGACAAGTTATATCGACATATACAGTCATTCTGGCAAAGTTTACAAAACACCATGTATGTTGCATTGGCCAATATGAAGATTTTATAACAGGAGAATGTTTTTGCTCACCATGCAAGCTTCCTACTGAACATTTTAATTCATCAGATAAATCTTTATTTTTATTAAAATATTCATTCATCTGATCACAGAATTCACTTGAGGCAGAGTCACATAGTCCAGTATAGTTTTTAAAACATCCATCAGCTATATCATATTCAGCAGCCAAGCTTTCTCTAATACTTTTAACTCTTGGCTCGATGATTTTTTCTATGAATAATTTTGTTATTGCATCCTTTTGTAATTTACTTAGAATAGCATCCATATATTGATTCCTTTCTTAAAAACTATTCTGTGAAATACTGCAGAGGGCCTTCGTTATTACCAGACTCTTCAAACTTCCTTTCCTCTTCCTGCTTCTTTTTGTTTAACTCGTCTTCCATTCCAGTCCAGAACTTTCTGTCATTGTTTTCATTTGCTTTGATAGTAGTTTTATTATCCATCGTAAAACCTCCTTTGATATTTTTATTATAAGTACTTTAGATTTCCATATAAAATTATTTGTCATCCTCTCTAAATAGAATATCTACTAATTTCATTTTATCAGAAAAACTCATCTTGGAAACATTATCTTTTATTAAATTACAAATAGTTGAATATGAATAATTATGATAATCATTTCCAAGTAAATAATCAACTGATGTATTGAGATTTCTAGCTACCGCAGCTAGAACAGTTACTTTTGGAATTCTTGTACCGTTGATATATCTGCTTAATGATACTTCAGTAATGTTTGTTTTTATTGCCAAGCCTCGTTGGCTCATATGATGTTCTTCCAATAAATTTAATATTCTTTTTCCAATTATGTTCATACTCATATTTTATTTATCTCCTTTATTTTCAGTAAAGAACTCTTTCTGTTTATCACTATAAACTTTATTCTTATCAATCTTTACTAAATGTGAATATCTTCCGGATTTAATAGTTCCGTTTCTTATCTTCATGAGAATGACGTCAAACTCTGAGTCATTGTATTCTTCATATCTTTCTTGAGCAAGCATATTTAAATCCTCCTTATATTATATTTCATATATTGATAATATATAAATACAAAGATGAACTCGTTGTTAATTGACGTACTGAATATAAAGAAAGGTGGTTTAAATATGGAAAATATGTTTGAAATTACAGTAGTAGATGAAGTTATAGCTTCTACTCTTGGTAAAGATTTTAAAGAATTTTGTGAATCTATAGACCAACTTGAAACACTTGTTAATCCTGAGATGTATTTAGAAGCTGTAGAAGATGCTACCCCAAATCTCAGGAGAACATTTAAAGGTGTTCATAAGAATACTATGGATACTACAAGAGATATTTATCATGCATACGGAAACGTTGTAGATGGTAACGCTAAACTTATTAAAAGTACTTGGGATTTAGTAATGAGATCTATTCAATTAATAACAAGAATTATTGGATTTATTCTTGGAAAAATAAGTGCAATCCCTAAAGGAATTCTTAAAGCTGCAGAAACTATAGCTAATATCCCTGAAACTGTGTTAAATAAAATAAAGGGAAACATACAATTGTATATTACTGCAGATGACCTTGAGAATTTATATAATCAAACGCTCATACATCGTATTGATACATTTATAAGTACAGCCAATAGTTTATCTCAGGGAGAGTTATGGGGAACATTTTTATCAAGACAAGCTAAAGTTGTAGGTGGTAAAGTATATGCTTCTCAGAACGATATTAAGGCATGTAAACAGCTTGAAAAAATATATGAACACATAAAATATCTTGAATTTACTCCTACTAATATTGAGATGAAAGATATTAACGCTAGGAATATGTATTTCGGGAATTCTAAATCAGTTAAATTTACAGATCTGAAAGGTGTTAAATTCCAAGGCACTTATTACGAAGCATTAATTAAACTTACTAAGGATATTGAATCAAGGAGAGAAGATCTTAAGAAAGTTCATGAAGCATTGGGTCAAAAATATAATCAAACTCAATTAAATCAAACTTTCGGTAAATTAAGTAGAGGAGATCAGTATCGTATAACTGATACAATTAGAATGATGTCTAAAGTAGTATCCATCGTAGGTAACATTACAAAATACATCATGATTGATATGCAAACAATCACAAAGTCTACTGATAAAATGTTAAAAAAGAATTCTTCTGGAAAATAATGAATATTAAGATAGGGGAGATAACCTCCCCTATCTTAATATGTAACAGTTTAATTGCTTATTCTTCAGAATCCTTATTGATGAAAGATTCAAGTTCTTTCTTAAATTGTCTTCCCATCTTCTCAGAGATTATTTTGATATACTGATCTATACTCATTTGCCTAGCGGTTTCTTTAATAGAATCATCCATTAATCCCCAGATAATTTCTTTATTCTTTTCAATATATTTACCGGCTGCTTTCTCTAATTCATATTGAATAGACTCAGCAAATGATTTATTGTCTTCTCCTTTGACAATAGGTTCATTCGACTGAATTACTGATTTAAACGTTTCAATCACATATGGGGCCAAAGTATCAAAATACGTATCAATGTATCTTTTAGCTAAAGCATCCAAGACATGATCTGTAATTGATCTTCCACCAAAACTTCGGTTAGCAATAATCTCATCGACATGTTTAGATGCTTTCTCTGTAAATATTCTGACCATTATTGTATACATTTCTTCCTTAGTAAGATAATCCTGTACATTAAAAGAGTTATCGTACATGAGTTTACAATCTTCAGATGGAATATTATATTGTATATTAGTATCTCCATTGAGAAATAATCCAAGATCTATTAATCCTCCGGAAATATTTCTTATTTCATTAACTGCTCCAATCTTTCCACGGTGTTCTCCTCTTAATACTACAACTTGACTACCTCTCATAAATTCTCCCATTTATTTTACCTCCTGATTATAGATATTTGGAATTTGCCAATCAATTGTATTTGGTGTCGTTTCATATAAGTATTGACTTGCTAATGAAAAGTGTTTACATCCAAAAAATGCTCCTCCTGCTAAAGGGCTTGGATGTGCAGCTTTTAATACAAGATGCATGTTAGGATTAATTATTGCTCCTTTACGTTTAGCATAATTACCCCATAGCATAAATACCATACTTTCTTCTTTACGGTTTAATGCATCTATAATTGCATCAGTAAATTCTTCCCAACCTTTTCTGGCATGAGAATTACTAATACCTTTCTCTACTGTAAGAATGGAGTTTAATAACAATACTCCCTGCTCAGCCCATGGTAATAAACATCCATTATCAGGAATATAGCATCCCATATCATCATGAAGTTCTTTGAAGATATTATATAATGATGGTGGAATTTCGTTTCCTGGTAATACAGAGAATGAATATCCATGAGCTTGATTTGGTTTAATATAAGGATCCTGACCAACGATAATAATTCTTGTATCCTTGTAAGATGTGGTTTTTAATGCATTAAAGATATCCTTCCGTGGTGGAAGGATATCTTTATAATCATAAGCATAGTCAAGAAAATTCATTAATCGTTGGAAATAATCTTTCTTAAATTCTTTCTCGAGAATTTCATCCCAATCATTTCCAATATATGGTATCATAAATTACCTCCCAAATAAATCTAAATATCCTAACCATGTAAAAGCTAATATAGCTTTATCATTCCTTGTAAGATCTTTAACTTGTTTCTCTTGTAACATTTCCGATTTACCATATAGATCAAATAGCCTTAGAAAATCTGCTAACGAAGAAGCATAAAAATTCTCTTTGAGATATTTTTCTAATACTTCGTCTGTGAGTTCTCTCCTTACTTCTTTTTTAGCTTTTTACAATAGTTCATCATATTCTTCATCGGTCACTTCTACATTTAATTTCATTTTACCCTCCTTAATAATCTCTTTTATGTATACCAGTACCACATCTTGTCATGTAGTGATAATTCTCTCCTATCTTATACATCAATAATCCAAACGCTATTGTGATTATTGATGTAATAGCAAGCGCCGCAATGATACATTTCTTCATTTAACTTTATATCCTTTCTATTAGGTTTCCCAGTTCATATTTGCTATTAGTAGCAATAATTCTTTTTTAGTTAAATCTCTTATACGTTTGAGCTCTACTTCTTGTACTGATTTACCATTTTTATTTAATAACTGATTTATCATATCAGCATGTGTTTTAGCAAATATTTCCATGAACCCTGATGCCGCCTTGATACAGTTGATCTCTTCATCAGTTATTTTATGATCATTTGTTTCTTTTAAAGAAGAATAATTGTCTCCTATTAAGAAATGAATTATCATGATGAGCTGCTCCTGAATATCCAGTTCAGAAACCTTTTTATCCATTATCGCTGGTACTGCATCCATACACCATTCCTGAGTTAATCTAATTCCACCAGTTTTATGACCTCGGTTCCAATACTTAAATACATCAGATAATTCATCTATTGTATCTCTAGATAATTTATCTATAATTTTCTTTGATTCCTCTTTACTAGGAATACCTGAAGCTTTGATCATATTAATACCTCCTGTCTTAAATTATTAATGTCTTCAAATTTTTGCATTTTACTGAAGTAAATAACTCTCATTCCCCTTAGTAAAGCATAATCGATTTCTCTTCTTGTATCATCACCTATGTAACCGCCCTCATCATAGATTATGATATAATCAGACATTTGCATCTTTTGATAATGTATGTTGTGCCATCTTTGCCATTCTTCTTTTGTTAACTTATCAGGATTCTTTATATTAAAGCTCTCAGGTGTAAATACTATCTTTCCTGCTTTTCTTAGGTTATCTGCATATTGCAAGATCTGCTCCTCAAACTTTTTACTACCACATATAGTGAATATAGGAGCTATATCTCCTACTTCTAAAAATTCAACTCGTTTATTATGCTTAATAGCGAATTGAATTTCACTATAAACGCTTTCTCCTATATATCCATCTTTATTAACAACGAAGAGAATATCAGACATATCAATTTTTCGTTCGAAGCTGTCTTTTAGTTTTATTCTAATCTCTTCTTCATTGTCTGTTACATCCATATTAATTCTGTATGGGGATAATACGATATAACCCATTTTAGTAAGTCTGGAAGCAGTTTCAATAATATCATCCCAATATTTCATACTTCCACATACAGTTATTACAGTATCTCTGTTAGATTTAATTTCAATCATTTTATCTGTCATTACTTATATCCTCCCATCTAATATGCATCTATCGTATTCAGCTTCAGATTGTGCTATAGGAATTAATTCCATCCTCATTCCATTATCTTTAGGGATTGCTATAAATTTTCCATAGCACTGTTCGTCATATGGATTTAAATCTCCATACCATAATCCGAAACATATACCAAGTTCTCCTTGTTCCTTGTTATATAATACCGGACCATCATAATTAGTATTTTTTAGTTTAATATAATCTCCAAGTAGAATAGAGTTTCTATTCATGTCCAATAATCCAGTGTCATCACCGATTCTCCATTTCTTTTCTTTCTTTTTATTCGGCTCTCTTGGACATCTTCTTCTCATATTTAGATCCTCCTTGTTTTAATATTGACTACAATTTTAACGACATAATATAACATAAGTAAAGCAAAGAAGGTGATTTAATTGACACTAACAAATGATCAATATTACGGTCTCGCTAAACTTGAACGTTGGTATCAGAAATTTAACCATCAGATCATAGAAATTTCTGGAGTTGTTGGAACTGGTGTATGGGAAACTATCCAGAAATTTATAGATAATATTGGTTTTGACCCTAGAGAAATTATGTATCTATCTTATGATCAAAAGCAAGTTCTTGAAATGGCTGCTAAGAGATACCACGCATATTATATTAATGGAATAATATATAATTACACCCGCATAGTAGATTTCGATACAATTCCTGTTATTAATAGAAGAAGTACACAAATAGATTTTGTATGGAAAAAGAGTGTGAGAAAAAAGATTGATCCAAAATATAGATTGATAGTTGTATTTGATTCGATATTAATAAATGAATCAACCCTTAATGATTTATGCACGTTTGGATTACCAATCATCTTGATAAGAGATCCAATGCTTATTCCGTCTCCTGATACGTTCACATTTATGAGAGATTCTAATATAGAATTTAATGAAGTTAATCCTGAATTAATTAAAAACCCAATCGTATATTTCGCTCATAAAGTATTGAATGATGAGAAAATAAAACCAGGAAACTATGATAAAGTATCAGTAGTTTCGAAAAAACAAATGAATCTATATAATCTTAGATCTTCTGATATGACAATAACCATGACAGAAAATATGAGGAAAGAAATTAATAGAATTTACAGGGAAAAGATTTTAAAAATTAAGAATTCTATTAATATCGTTGGAGAACGCATGGTTGTTATGGATAATATTTATGGAGAAAGATTAGTAAATGAAGATGAAAAGAAGATAAAGATATATCTTACAAAAGGATTAGTTGGAACTCTATCTAAGTGTAATAAGCATGCAGAAGTGACTAAATATGTACCAATTGATTTTAAACCTGATTTCTATCATGAATCATTTACTGACCTATATATGAATAGGCATTACCTGAACGGGGTCGAAACCCCATCCAGGCAACAAATTCCAGATGACATTATTAATTTGGAATATGCATATGCTTTATCTGTGTATACAGCTAGAGTAAGCCATTGGAATAAAGTAACAATGACTACAGAAATGAATGAGTTTGATGATCCTGAATTACAGAAACGAATACTGTATACAGGAATAACAAAAGCAAGACAATCATTAACATTGATAATTTAGTTGGAAGCGCATTTCTTTAACATGAATCTATGAGACGATATCATAAATTCAGTACTTTCTTTTTCAATGAAATGATATGCATACGCTAGTCGATAACTAAATTTACCATACTTCTCTTGCTTGGATGTTTCAGTAAATATCAATTTATAAGTTTTATTTGGAGTAAATGCTTCTAAATCAAGATTCTCAGCATTAATATACATCACACAATCATTTTCCTCCATACGTGCTGTAATTATGGATGAACTATATTTGCTGCTGTCTTTATCTGCATATTTGATACACTCGTTAGTCTGGCCCATTGTAGATTGTTCAGCATATACTTCATCTATTTCAATATCATCTGTCATTACTATTTTAGCACTACTACCAACTTTTTCATTAGTAGTTTCAGAATATTTCTTTGGATTGATATTGGTTTCGTTGATATTTACATAATATTTTTCTTCACCTGGTTTTCTTTGCATACCGTTTCCAGGAAATGCTCCGTCTAATTGATCTATTAGAAATACAACTTCAGACCATTCTCCTGGACGTTTTGCTGTAAGTTTACCATTTGAATTCAATATATACAATGTATCTAGATCATAATATATGATAGCTCCATCTTTATAAAAACCATAATATTGATCTAGGTAAATAAAACATTTATATGCAGGATTCGCTGGAACTAATAATTCCTTGTATACTTCATCGTTTTCTATTGGACTCATTAATACTTTTGGATGTTTAGTTTCGGTTACTATTCTTCCAATAATATCCTGCATAATGGCTTCCGTGAATACACCATTAAATGTTTTATTAGAAGCATTTATCATTTTCGAATGAAATAGATATACGTCAAGTTGATTTTCTGATTCAAAATAACTTTCTTCTTGAATGTTGTTTACAGAATCAGCTGGTTCATTAGCTTTGATTCGTTCTTCAAGAGCTTTTGTATCAGTAGTTTCATCTTCATCATTGAAGTATATATTAAATTCTAAATTCCATACAGCTTCAGTTCCAACTGTGAATGCTTCTGTTTCAGTATCCATACCAACTTTATCAAGTTCGAATTTGCAACTAATTTCTCTTTTGTTTTTTAATAACCAAAGTTTCCTTCGTGTGTCTATTCTTAGAGAAACTTTTATGATTGATCTAATATTTCTTTCGTAATCATCAATTTTTTCTATAGAGATTATATTAGTTGGATTCATTTCCAATCGTTCACCTTTTAACATAAATATCAACATTGGAACTTGATATCGGCATAAATATTTTTTACCATCGCCTTTTGCCATAATTTGCAACTCCTTCCATTTAAGTCAGTATTTACTTTGACTAAAGAGTAAATTTATTTATTAAGTAAAAGAAAGGAATGAAATAACTATGAGTAGACGAATAAACTTTAAAGACAGGGTAGGAACACATGAAAATCTTCCAGGTGGATTATACGGGGAAGTAATATTCGGAAAGGGAAGACATGTAGTTCCTTTTATAGATCCATATGGAAGACAGTCATATCGAACAGAATTTGAAGAAGAGACATATAGAGGAAGTAATATTGTTCCTATTGGAGGATACCAGTTTGCATTTGATAAATTATTCAATATCGGATTGGATCAGGAAAGTACATTAAGAGTAGGGGACCTTAATGATGAAGCTCCTCAAATGAAGATAGGTGTTCAAAGAGCTGAATATGCATCTATCTATTATGATTCAGAAGTAAGCATTAATAATCCAAACTTAAATCCGAATACAGGAGTAAATATTTCTGCTCTTAATTTCATTTTCGGATTTATGATTGGAGATGGAGGATCGAGAGAAGATAATATTACGGCTATTGCTCCTAACTATAGAGATAGAACATTATATAGAGCAATTCCATTCAGAATGAGCAACGATGGATATCCATTCCAGGATGGTAAATATTTTGGTCAGATTAAATCGTTTCCTGGTAATTCTGGAGAATCTGTAACTTCTTACTATGTAAAGAAGTTTGATGATCCTGCTCCTCATATCGTTCATTCATATGTTACTGACAATAGAAATGAACTTGCAATTGTTGATGACACTGTATTTGCTTCTACTTCTTCTATTCCTATTGAATCTTATGTAGAGATCAATATATCAGTCAGTGATGCAGATGGAAGAGGATTCTTTACAACAACTGAAGCTACATCACGAATTAATGAATTCGGGCTAGTTTCAGGATGGTATAACCCAATGAAAAATGATTATGAATCATTGAGATTATTCACACACTTTACTCGTCCAAGTATTACACTAGTAGAGGGAGATTCAATCGAAGGTATCTATAGATTATATGCAAGATAAAACAAACCAAATATAGGGAGAGGACAATCCTCTCCCTATATTTAATATCTAATTAACTTTTCATTAAGGGAAAGATACTGTAATATTTTATTAAAAAAGAAAGGAAGGTGATCATAAATGTCGAAGAAAAAAAGATCTATTATTAATATCGAAACTATTATAGTTTTACTGATTGCAGCATGTATGCTTTTCCTAAATGTGTTCACCAGTAACAAGTTAGTTGAGCTGGAACAGGCAGGATCGGAGGCTCTTTTTATCCGACAAGATCTACCATATTCAGATGACGAGGAACTGGCAGAAGAAATACTCCAATATCATCCAGACTCATGTAAGATGATTGAGATGTATTCTGAGAATTTTGAACTACTTTTTTCTATTCAATTCAAGGATGAGAATATTCCTAAGAATGATATTAATAATTATCCTGAATTAATTGAACTATTGAGGAGTAGTCAGGAAGGAGAAACAACAATATCTGTTAATGGGTATGAAGAAGCAGTTTATTTCCAATGGGTCACAAATACTCGAGGTGAATTAAGATTAATTATTATTTACAGTATTAAACCTGTAGTATCCAATATCTGGGTATTTCATCTCGTAACATATCTGGTACTAATCTTAGTATTTGCTCTTCTTATCAGGCTTCATAATAAACATTATGACGATAAGATACGAGAGTATAGAGATACAGCCCGTCATATTCGTAATGAAGTTAATGAACAAATTTAAGATTTACTTTTCTGATAGGAGGTGCTATGCATGAGTAAAAAGAAAAAGACAAGAATCAGAATAGAAATATTCATAATCATAGCTATCATGATATGTAAGTGCTTTATAATGAACTATAACTCTGTCAAAAGAATGCATGGCTTTCTCTCTTTATATGATGATGGATCTGTAGTTGTTTTACATAAGCAAGAAGTTGCTGAAGAATTTAAGGAAAATGGAAGACCTGTTATAGAATATTATCCAGATTCTTGTAGAATGATTGAAGTTTTTGATCCTGATTTCAATTTAATAGGAAGAATGGTGTTTCTTGATGTAAGTAATTATTATAAAGGAATTCATAATCATCCTGAAATGAAAGCTGAATTTCTATCCAAAGATGAAGGCACGGTTACTATATCGACTGACGAGATCATAAATATTTATTATAAATGGACTGATCTTCCAAGTGGTGAACGATATCTCATGGTGTATTCATATAGTGACGATGCAGAAAAAGAGTTATTATACTTCAACATTGCGTGTTATATATCTATATTCCTAACGTTGATGTTGTTCATTATTCTCTTGATAAGGGAATATCAAAGTATTATTAATCGATATGATTCTTTATCTAGAGAGATCAGAAGTAAGATGATTCAATAAGATCATAAAATAATTTAATATCTATGGAAGGAGGTCGATATCAATGGATCAATATCTTTCTACTGTGATTATCGCAGTAATAACTGGTGTATTTTCTGTAATTACTTTACTGATCCAGAAAAAACAAGACAAAGTAATCAATAAAATAGATGAACAGACCACGTTCATCGAAAAAGAAAAAATGCTTAAACAGAAATTGACCCAAAAGGAAAAGGAAAGGGAAGCATTAATATATCAAATTCAGATTCTGATTCTTGACACCAACCTCTACATTCTTAAAAACACAAACGTAGCAGGTATCAACGTTCCAACTGATGAAGTATTAGAATTATCAGAAGAATTAAAGAAGCAATTTAATACTCTTAATTCGGAGATCGTTGATATTAGAAAAGAGTATCAGATGGTCCTTGATCTGACTAATGAGTTTCAAAGAGAGGTAGAGAAAGTAAAAAATTAGTTTATACAATAGCCCGAGAAATTCTCGGGCTATTGTATTTATTTTATTTATATATTATTACTGTGAAATATAGGAACATATGTTTATCTGAGTATTTTGCTGTAATTAAAAATATTTACAGTAACTACTGAAGATGTAAAATGTTCCAATATTAACAAAAATAAAGGAGGACACTACAATGAAAGTAGTAAATGAAGTTCTGGAGAAAATGAAGGGCAAAGACAAGGTCAATGATATCCTTACAGGAAAGGGAGCATTCAGTAAGACCGGATTCAGCGATGTTGTGTCTGCGATGGCCAATGATACAACATTCAATGTTACAACATTCGGTAAAGATGGTAAACCTAATGGGACCGTTAATATTTCCGAGATGATCAGGTCCGATCTGAAAAAGACGCTTGAAAAGGCAAAGTATCCGCAGAAATCAGAAGCAGGTGTGCTTGACACATGTGAGATCGTTACAACCGGTTTGGCTGAAGCTATTCCGTACATTGTTGAAGAGCAGCTCAAGTGTGGTAAGAAGTTTGATCTTCCTCAGCAGCCTACATTCGGCGGTAGCGTTTACCTTGGAGATGTAAAGGGTAAGACAAAGGAAGTACAGGTAAGGGATCCTAAGACTCAGCAGAATCTTGGTACGTGTACAATCACTACTAAGGATTCCGTGCAGGTAAAGACAAAGAGTCCAGTTCCTACATTCCTGCAGACCAAAGTTCGTAAGGATGTAAATGGCAAGGTGATCTAATGGTTATCCTCGATGGCAAAGTTGGTAATGAAGAAAAAGAAATGCTGGCGTCTTATTTCAAAGGAGTAAAAGGAGTTGTAAGAACAACTGGAACCCAAGAAGGCATCATTGTTAAATTCCAAAAATATTATCTCAAGATATATAATGGGGTACAGGGAAATACATATACTGTACAAGGATACAAATACAATGATCAGACGCCAATGTTTACTGACTTTGTAAAACCAGACGACATGAGGCAATACGCCCAAAAGTTCAGAGTACAGTAGTATATAAGAGGGAGCGTGATTGCTCCCTCTTATATTTTTTCAAGGAGGATAATAATAAATGATAGAAAAAGGTATATATTTACCATTTAAACCAAATATGAATCACATATCAACATCTTATCAAAATACAGAAAGTAATTCTAAACATTTTGTTATGTGGAGTGGTGGATGTGATTCTACTTTACTTTTATATGAACTATTAGATGCATATGGATCTGATAAAGTTGTAGCAATATCATACATTATGCCATATTTAACTAAAAATAAAATTGAAAGTGAAAGATTGCATAGGCAGTTATTTAAGTCAAAGATGGATCTAAAAGGTCCTAAATATGGATCATTTACACATAAAGAAATCGTTATAAATGAAAATGATCTAAATGGTGGAGTATACATAAGTAATGCAGGATTTGGTCAAGCTGTAATATGGGCATTAAGTATACCTTTATATTGTTCAAGCGGTGATTATGTATATACAGGAGCAATACAAGAAGATCAGCTTAATATAAAACTTGAAGAGTATCATAAAATGCTTGAAGGTATTTCAGGCACTCTATGTAGAGATTTACATTTCAGAGAGCCTTATCTTGCTTTTACTAAACGAGATGTTATTGAAAGACTAATCAATTATGATATTTATGATACAACATGGTTCTGTGAAATGCCTAATGATGTTAATGAACCTTGTAAGAAATGCGATCCGTGTAAAACTCATTTATCGGCACTAAGATGTTTGATTGATGGATTAAATAATTCTCCAACATATATCAAAGAATTTGCTACTAGACAGTTAGAAAAACTAAATAATTCTGAAGATGTAAAATATTCCGAAATAAGTTCTGTTAACATACATGATGTTAAAAAAGAGGAGTAGATATAAATGAGGTGATAATATTGAGAAATCCTGAAAAGTTTCCATGTGAACTTGATCCTGGTGAGTATGTTACTCTTGATAAATGTGAAGAATGTAGAAATAGAGACAAATGCGACACATATATCACAATGTTAAATGAGACGGAAAATGAATAAAAAATAATAGGGGCTTGTTACAAGCCCCTATTATCCGTTGTTATTTAATCTTCATCTTCATTTTCTTTTTCATTATGTTTATGAATTCCGAAGACTAATCCAACAACAGCTGCTGCTCCGATACCAATAGCGATATTACGATTACGGATGCGATTTTCATAGATCTGGTCTAATACAGCTTCAAAAGTTTCTTTGTCACAATTGATGAAGAGTTGCTCATCAATAAACACTGCTCCATTTTTTGTTTCTGCAGCATTAGCAGTTGGAGCATGAACACTGTTCATCAGAGCTGTATAGTTTTTCTTTGTCGGCGGAAGACCTTTGGAGACATAATCAACTATATCTCTAGTACTATCGAATTTAATTGCATCAGGTTTTGTAAGTAGCATAATAACATTACTCCTTTCTATTTATTTCAGATATAATATATAATTACACCTATGCTATATTGAACGAAAGTTATAATGAACGTTAAGGATATTATATTAAAGAAAAGGAGGAAGTTATTATGTCTGATAGATATAGAGATGATCTTCCTAGAGATCTATATGTACTAGAAGATGAATCTAATCCTAATACATCTAAAATGGATACAGTATGGCCTGCGACTATACTTGATCAAGTATTTGATCAATTAAGCCCAGAAAAGAAAAATCTTAGGGAAATCATTGCTGATTTAAGACAAGAAATTATTACAGGAGGAAGAGGTACTATTGTATTTCCAGTTACTAGTGTTAATGGAATGACAGATGATGTTATTATTACTCCAGAGACTATTGGTTTAGGAAATGTAGATAATACATCTGATAAAGATAAACCATTATCTGACATTCAAAGAGAAACTATCATGAATATTCTTCAGGATTATGATTTTGAAATGAATCTTGAAGATCTTTATAAGCATCTTACTGACAACAATAATCCTCATGGCGTAACTATTGATCAATTAAATCTTAATGATGCATTAGAAGCATTTATTTTAAGATTGATTGATCTTCATAATCTATCAACTAAGAATACAGTTCATACTGATATTAGAAGAAGTCTATCTACACTATGGAATTATGTAGATGATCTTCATAACACTTTAGAAGATAGACTTGAAGGAACATTAGGAACTGCAGCATTGCATTATGATGATCCTCAGGCTCATATAAATTTATTCGATAAAAAAGAAAATGTATCGAATAAGCTTTCAACAATGTTGGACGATAGTAGAGTGACATATGAAACATATCCATCATCGAGAGCATTAGTTGATTATATGGATTACCGTCTTGATCATTTTAAAAGTACTCTTCCTGATATTCATGATTGGATTGATGATATTACTGTCATTGATAGTAGAGATGATCTTCCTGAAGCAAGTGTTAAATATCATAGAAAGATGTATATAATTCGTAAGGGAGTTACCTCTCATGATGAGATTGCTATTTGTAGAAAGAATACTGATGGAACTTATTCATGGGATTATTCTACTTTGGGAACTTATACCAAATACAATGATAATCATTTTATAGACTCTATCAATGGAATGTCTATTAATATGCCTACTGTTATAAGTGAAATCTTAAACTCTGATAACATGGCTATGGAATTAGGTAAAGCTGTCGAATCAGCATTTCCTGGGTTCCTAAATAATTATTACAGTAAAGAAGATATTGATGGATTTGGGATGATAACAAAGATTACTATGATATCTGGAACTTCTCATGGTTCTATTCGTTTCTATGTGAATGACGATGAATCTACAATGTCAGATGACGTTAGAGTTGCAGGATTACAGAGGTTAGCATATCTTGAATGGGTAACTGAAAATGAGTTGTGGGATCAATCAGTTCATGAAAATCATATAATTAGCAGAGCTATCGCAAGAAGGCATCTTCAGGATAAGATTGTATTACCTAGACATATGGCATGTTCATATAATACTATTATTGGCAATACGATAGATGCTAGTGGGAATAGTGCTAACGAAATAACCTTAGAAGAATTAGCTGATAAACTAGTACCTATTCTAAGAAGTAAACTCGGTTTATAAAATTATAAGGGGGATATTATATCCCCCTTATAATTATTTTACATTTTATAATCACTAGCTTTATAAATATTCTTTGAAAGGAGTTAATATAATGAAAGCTTTTAAATTAGAAAAAGATGTCAAATTATATAAAATTCAATTTGATAAATATATGCTTGATACATTTGGTGATTACAGATTAGACAGATTATCTATCGAAATAGATGCTATTATGTTTAGATTGAAATATATGATTAAACATAATAGAGATATTGATAAAGTTGATGATCTTAAAGCAGAATTTACAAATAAAGGATTAGAAATAAGGAAATATTTTGGTATATTTTTATATAATTTTTTAACTGAAATTATTACTATACCAGATCCTTATCATCTTGAAGATATCAAAGATGTATTAGCAAAGGATGTTATTATTGATACATCTTATGTTAAATTCACAATGGTACTTGTATCTGAAAATAAAGAATACTTGGAATATGTAGATAATATAATCTATTCATCTAAACCGTTTAATATGTTTCCAAATGAATATTTTAGGTTTTTTACTGATTCATATAACGATGGAATAGCTAAAGCATTTCCTGAATTATTTGAAAATAAACACCAATCTCATCTTGGTGTAGGTGACGATAAAGATGTATTTGTTCATAACTTTACATTCCAAACAACTGAAGCATGTTCGTTATCATGTACATATTGCTATCAATGTAATAAAACTCCAGCAAGAATGAATTTCGAAACTGCTAAAAAGTTTATCGATCATCTTCTTAATGATGATTATGGATATATTAATAGATATAATTCTCCAGCTGTCATTATCGAATTTATTGGAGGAGAACCTCTATTAGAAATTGATTTAACTAGACAGATTTATGAATATTTTCTTGATAGATGCTATGAATTAAATCATCCATGGTTTACATTCCATAGGCTATCTATATGCTCTAATGGGCTCCAATATTTCAATGACAATGTACAGCAGTTTTTTAAAGACTACGTATCTCAAGTGTCATTTAATATTTCTATTGATGGAAATAAAGAACTTCATGATTCTTGCAGAATTCAACCTAATGGTGAAGGAAGCTATGATATAAGTATGGCAGCATTAAATCATTTCAATGAACATTTTACTCCAGAAAGAAATTCTAAAATGACTTTAGCTCCATCTAATATATCATACCTATTTGATTCAGTAGTTGATTTCATTAATAATGGGATGTCAGTTATAAATATTAACTGTGTATTTGAAGAGGGATGGAATCAAAAAACTGCATTGATAGAATATGAGCAATTGAAAAAACTAGCAGATTATATCCTTGATAATAATCTTGAAAATCTTTATATAGCTATATTCAACGAACGTCAGGAAGATATGATGGATCCGTCACAGGATAGCAACTTCTGTGGAGGGGGATCTGCTAGTATGTTATCTATGAGACCGAATGGAGATTTCTATCCTTGTATTAGATATATGCCTACATCAGTTGGAGACGATCTTCCCAATATGAGTATAGGCAATGTTAATACTGGAATGATAGAGAGAAGTGATGAGTCAAAAATATTATTTGAACTTGATAGGAATACTAGGAGAGCTCAATCAAATGATATTTGTTATGAATGCCCAATTTCAAATGATTGTGCTGCTTGTTCAGCTTTAGGTTATCAAACATATGGTGTTCTTAATAAGAAAACAATGTTTACTTGCATTCAGATGATTGCTGAAGCATTGGCAAACGTATATTACTGGAATGCTTTATGTATCAAACATCCTGAATATAATTTAAGTGTTAGAAAGAATAATGTTCCGGATAAGTGGGCTCTTCTAGTTATTGATGAAGACGAACTAAATTTACTTAAAGCATTAGAATCATATGCGATGATAAGCGTAATTGAAAATAAAAATAAAGAATAATATGATGGAGGGGAATTCCCCTCCATCATATTTTAATCCTAACCGGATTATAGTTTACGGAGGTACTTCCTTATTCGGTAGTAACGTCTCCGCCACCTTCCTCTTTCACAGGTTCTTTAGGATCGCTAGGATCTTCTCCACCCTCATTTCCAGAGTTTTCAGAACCTTCTACTTCATCAGGATCTTTAGCATTACCTGCAAGAATAATCCCTACAAGCTGTTTGTATTCCTCTTTAGTAAGATAGATATTCGGAATCATATTATTCACGACATGAATAAAAGAGTTCTGAAGAATACCTGCTGCCAGTTCTGGATCTTCTTTGATAAGATCATTAAAGTTAGTCTTAGCCATTTTAATTATCTCCTTTCAGTTTATAGGATAAAGCTTATACTTCTCAGCTTATTAGATTGTATCTATTATTTAATTCAACGATTTATTAAAGATTTAAATCTATGGAGGTGATTTAATTGAATAATAATTTATGGTCAAATACAGAATTTACAGAAATTAAAAAACGATTAAATCAGGAAATCCAGCGTAGAGGAACTTTTAAGTGGTGGGATCCATTAACTACTCCATCTGTTGGTCAAGATAAATCTTCTCCGTTATCAATACCAGAAATAGGTGATAGATTTCCTGTTAATGAAAAAACGTATACTATCAATAATCCATCAGATGGATCTATTGAAAAAACTAAGAATGTGTTATATCCTGACAGAGGAGAAAATCCAGCTGGTGAGGATCCTAGTGATGAAACTAGTGTTCCTAATACATCTGCAGCTAAAATGTCATTTGATGAAATGAGAAACTTTTTGGTAGGATTATCAAAGATTCAGGATATTAATTTATTCTATGGAAGAGATGAGGTTGAATATACAGCTTTCAGAGATCCCAATGGTATAGAGGAGGCACTAATAGCAGCTGAAGCTAGTGAGTTAAATAAACCTCTTTCAGAATCAGATTTATCTCCTGTAAAGCCGGATCCTAATGGTAATATTACTGATTACAGAAATCCAAGATATCCGGAGAATGTAAATATAACATATCCTATGGAAAATGGTCAATATGTAATGCCATCTGGAGAAAGTGATGGAGAAGAAGCATTAGAATTTGAAGGATTAAATGAGAAAAATTTTTATGACGATTATGGAGCAAAACCTGGTGATGGAGATTTCCATCCTTATAATCCTTTTATATCTCCTATTGTGGATAGAGATTGGAATGACCAAGGTCATGATCGAAAGGACGAAAGAACTCATATCACTCAGGGTGGAGTGAAATCATCATCATATGGTCCTAATCCACGAAACCCAGAGATGGGAAACATGTATGTTTCAAGACCTGTAAAAGGAGGAGTTAGAACATCATGTAACGTTGCATGTACAGGCTTATGTTATCAAACATGTGATAATGAATGTTCAGAATCGTGTAGTACTACTTGTTGGAATAGATGCGGAAACGCATGTACATCTAGTTGTGGAAACCTTTGTACAGGATGTAGTACTATGTGCTATTCTTCTTGTAAAACAAAATGTGAAAATACATCTGGATATTCATGTTTAAAAGCTGGAGCTAAAACAGTAAAGATCTATACAAAGGGCGGACATAATGGAGAATATGCTTCTAATCATATAGAATCAACATACTATACATGCCAGGGATGTTCTTATACATGTCAATTCTATCCTAACAAGAAAACTACATGTTGGGATGCTGATTGTATGAGTAAATGTTTTACTTCGTGTACAAATTCTTGTTCTACTTCTTGTTACGGTGGATGTATCGATAATGCTTCTGAAAACTCTGGAGAATTTAAATCAGGAAAAGGTAGAGGCTGTTCAGGCGGTTGTACCATAAACTGTGTAGGAGAATGTAAAGGAGTTTGCGAAGGTACATGTATTCATACTTGCTATTCCGCTTGTAAACAAACATGTTCGGATAATTGTGCTTATCAATGCTCTACACATTGTGGATCGGGATGTGAAGATACATGTATTAACGATTGTAAAGATGAATGTAAAGATAAAGCTTCATTTCATGCATGTAATAATATATGTACAGGGATGTGCCAAAATGATTGTAATTCTAATTGTGTAGGATGGGGATGTAGATCTATATGTGGTATTGATAATGCTGGAGCTTGTGATTCTAATTGTAGACTATCTTGTATGAGTTCATCTTGTACATCATTATGTGAAGATGCATGTTCTTCTACATGTAGTAGTTGTGTAAATTCGTGTGGTTGGCAATGCGGTCCATGTGTTTCAGAATGTTCTAACGGATGTGGAGCAGCATGTAACATTACATGTACAGCAACTTGTGAGCATTCATGTGAAACTAACTGTGTTCATTCTTGTACGGAGGAATGTGGAGGATGTTCTAATCTATGCTATTCATGTGTAGGTATGTGTATAGGAGTATGCTCAGTTAAATGCGAAAATGGATGTTCTACATGTTCTAACATGTGTAGTTACTGGTGTGATATTACGTGTAATAGAGGATGTGCAAGTGATTGTTCAAATGTATGCATTAACACATGCTCTGGAAGTTGCTCAACATTTTTAAAGAGCGAACCAACTAAGACTCCTGGTCCTGAAAGAGATCCAATAGCTAATGGATATATTTACCCTCATCCAAAGAATAGATGGGAAGAAAGAGAATCATTTAAGATATATACAGATATTCTTCCTTATAAGAAACCAGTACCTGAACCTACTAATCCTAAGGTCCTTATAACATTTAATGACAAACTTAACCTTGAAGTGATTTGTGTAGATGGATTAACTTGGGTTACATACGCAACTACATTAATAGGTGGAGTATGGAATGTAGATTCTGAAATCGGAGATATTTCTATTAATGAAGATTTCTTAGCAGCTGAAATACCAGAAGCTAAACCGTCATTAGATGGTAATAGAGGTATATTTGTAGTCCGCGTTTATAATAATCCTGATATACCTTTACTTCCTGAAGATGTAGAAAGTAAACTTCCTTGGGGATTTGAAACAATAGGTCCATTGTATAATAAAGATGGAGATATGGTATATATTATTCAACGTCATGTTACAATGCTTCGTGACACTGATATGGAAAGATATTTGATACCAATTGATTCAGAAGACGTAATGAAAATCATTAATGGATTCAAATATGCTCTTCCTACAATGCCAGTTACAGCGAATGATATAACTATAGAGCCAATACCTAAAGATATTATAAAAGATATTGCTAATGGTAATATTGTAGTTGAATCTCAAGATGAAAGGCGATATGCCACTATCAACGGAGATCTATTATCAGTAATACCTATTTCAAGAGTTAAAGCTATTCTGAAAAACGATGAAAAACCTACTTCCACTAAACCTATGGATATCAGTGAATATGAAGAGATTTAATGGAGGTGATTTCAATGAGTAATATTAAGGAGGTTTTATACGAAGAAATTCCTGAAAATATCTATACTAAGGAACAAGCTGGAGAATTTTATTTTCATATTAATGCAGTAAATATAGACAAAATGTTTTGCAATGGATATGAAGAATATGAAAGAGAAAACATATCTGTGAGAAATAAAGTCATAAAAGAAGCATTAATGAGAGAAAGTATAGATGCTCACCCCAAATTAAATACTACTATTTTTGGAATATCCGCAATTTTAAACAAACCAATTATCGTAGTTGAAATTTAGGGAGAGGAAAGATGGGAATATTATACGACATATATGTGAAACATGTTAACGTTGAAGAATTTTATAATAAAGAATCCAGCATTACAAAGAGAGCTCTGGAAGATAAAAATAAAAATTCTTCAAAGAAAAATAAAGAAAAGAATAAATAAATATATTCAAGGGGAGGATGATCCTCCCCTTGAATATTCTTTTGTTTAATTTTGATATACAGTTTCAAACACATTGACTGTTGTACCAGCTACTTCCCAACCGTCATAATTCCATACATATTTCATTGAATTGAATTCTGCAGGAACAAATTCATTCGTGATCCTGATCTTAATAGCTTCAATTCTCGATGTAATTGGAATTAACTTGTTTTCGATACTTTCATATTTATCAGTATCATCGAGTACCTGAAGTAACATATTTGTTCTGATAGTTTGCTTTGTGAGTAATTCAGAAAGCTCTTTCGCTAATTCCTCAGGAATATCAAACTTTCCTACTAATCTTTGAGTTTTATTCATTATTAAAAAATCTCCTTCCTTATCAAATTAACTTTAATAGTTCTCCTCTTAAATCTTTTATACCTTTAGTCTCTTTGACAATATCCGAAGCAGATGTATTGATAATATTATTACCTGATAACATTGTCATTACCATGAATATTAAGTATTCAATATTATCAATAGCTAACATTGATGGAATGTAATAATAATTAACCCAGTTAGATATAAACCTTCCAAGGTTGATATTTCGCATTCTCGGAGAAGCTTCAGATAAAAGATTGAGAAGTTCGCTTATCTTTGATGGAGAAACTTCTTCATATCTCTTTTTGATTTCGGCAGCTTTCATTTCATCAATATACTTAAAGTGAGCTGTAGCGATGCGTTCTATATTTTCAGGAGTATCTGCAGCTCCGAAAATATTCTCAAGGAAAAATCTATTTATCCAGTATTGAATTGTGTCAAATACTATTTTATCTGCTCCAATCGAATATTCCCTATTGATGACTCTTGTGAAGAATTTTGTATATATTTCAGTAAGAATTTTCTGGAGAAACTGATTTGTTGATAACATGCTGTAGTTTCTTTTAATTCCATTTGCAATAACGGCACCTATTAAAAGATCCCTTAATATAGGAGCCTGCATATTTAATACTCCGTCCCTTGACATTGTAACATATTTATCAACAAATATGAATGTTACATATCCTTTAGCAGTCTTATATGTTATAAATGGCAACGTTTGAGTTACTGATAGAGATGCTACGTTATTGTAGATCAGTACAGTTCTCTCTTCATCAAATGCTCTCATAGCTTCTCTTGTTAAACTATCACTTATCTGTCTTACTGAAATATATGCAGTTTCAATATCTTCATTAGTAAGATGCTTAGCTGTCTTAATAAGATTAAGAGCTTTATCTGTTACTTTAACTCCTTTTGTATTATCGTTAATCCCCTTGAACACTTCCGATGATGCCAACGAAGATTCCATAAATCCTTTTATAGCCATAGATATTCATCTCCTTTCAGTTTTAAGATTCTGTCGAAGTTTCATATATGATGAGAATTGTGAATAATACTCCATTCTTATATAATTTTATATCTTTAATATTCACATCTCCAAGATTATATAAAGCTTCATTAATATCTCTTTCTATTAACTGAGAATTTGTTATTACTTTAACTCTTGTTTGCATTATTACTATCTCCTCTATTATATGGAATAATTTCATACTGGAATAAATTTAATAATGAATATATTTCCAGATCATTTAACATCAGATATATTTCTTTAGGATATGCTTCAGTTAGTTTCAACATATTCGGAGTTAATCCTATCAAAGAATAGTCTGTTATTATAGTTACTAATTTTCTCATCAATTCCATATCATTTTTTGAATTAATCAATGCCTCTTTAACTTTAGGCTTTAATGATTTAAGATTTTGGTAAATATCATCTATAGAATGATAATCTTGCATTAATTGTAATGCTGTAACTTCTCCTATTCCTGGAACTCCTGGTATATTATCAGATCTATCTCCTTGTAACATTTTTAATTCTATCCATTGATCAGGAGTTAATTTATAATTATTTTTTAACCAATATGAATCAATGATTTCGCTATTACGCGGAGACATTACATATACATGATCTGTTATTAATTGATATAGATCTTTATCAGATGAAATGATGACGGTATCCATTCCTTGATCTTCTGCCATTCTTGATATCATTCCCAATATATCATCAGCTTCATATTTTTCGTCATTAATCATCGGATATCCTAATAATGAAACTAATGTACTGATATATGACATTTGTTTTATAATATCTTCATCTACGGGCTTTCTTTGTGCTTTATACGGTTTATAAATCTTTCTTCTGAATGTTTTCTCTCTGCTCAAGTCATTAGCTAAAACTATGTAATCAGGATTAAAAACATCCATCAAAGATTTTAATTTATAAAAGAATCCCTTTACTGCATTAACATTAACCCCTTTAGAATTAATTAAATGCTGTCCGTAATAAGAAGCAAAGACTACGTTATTAAAGTCTATCGCTAATACTATTTTTCTTGACATTAGTTTACCTCCTCTAATTTTATAAATATCATTTCTATCTTAGTTCCAGAATATATAAACTTAGAGAGGGGTTTTAAAACCCCTCTCTATTTATTGATATATTTCAATTACAAATGGTTTCTGTACTCCATTTACATAAATCTCTTGCAGAGTATGGTCGAGCGTTCCTTTACTTCCTATCATATTATTATCTGGGGAAGACATATCTCGAGCTATACCTATAGATGCTATTGAAGAATACGTTTCCTCTCTTTCTTCTACTGGTAGAAAATGTTCTAAATGAATAAGATTTACATGTCTATCATCTGGACCTCCTGGGAGATTATTCATCATCATGAATTTCTTCTTGGTAAAAAAGTTATTCCAACCATCCATGAATCTTCCGTGAAGCTCATACATTGAATATCCCCTCATAGTTATATCTAGACTCTTCGTCTTATTATAAAGACGAACATTTTTTACTAATGAAGAGTCATTGTCTATTCCACTAATATTTACAACATTTCCATTCTTTAGTACAGCATATAGAGTTCCTTCAAACATAATAATTCCTTCCTCTTTATATTCATCTCTATTAAACTCAAATACTATACTTTTGAATGTCATATCCATTACTCCAACATTTTCTCCAGCTAGATCAGCAATATAAGGAATTTTTGGATTATATTTTAGATGGGGATAATCTGGATGAAGTTTATGTTTATTTAAAACATAAACTAATCTGAATCCAACTATATCAGATTCTGTTATATTATTGCCTCCGGATACTTCTCTCCATACTCCATTGATTCTTACCCAGTGATTTGTATCTCTCCATACTCCATTGATTCTTGCTGATTCTGATTCATTATCTCTGAATACTCCATTTATTCGTGTAGATATCGCCATAACATTACCTCCTCTTCATTATCAGAGGTTTCAAGTTTATGCAGTACTTCTTGCCATTCATCATATGTGTACTGCGCCGTAGTAACTATATTGATATCTTCATATTCCGTAGGCATAATTTTTCCAGGGAAATGAATCTTTTCTCTCTTCTCAGTTTTACAAGATACAAATACACAATATCCTTCGCCTATCTCAGTTTTTACATTTTCTCCTTCATCAGTGTCGTACGTGAATAATCTTAAACACTTATACTTATTTTCGAATATTTCTTTTAAGTCATTGAGGTTGACCTTATTAGGGTCAACCTCAATTCGTAGTGTATCACGCATTACACCTTTTACAAGAGAAGGACCTCCAAAGATAGTTAGAACTTCGATTTGAGATTTATCAATAAATTCTAATATCATTATCATCCCTCCTTTATTATGCAAATTGTAGCCATATATCTCCATTATGTCCTCCAACAGGAGTTCTAGGAGATAAGATCGTGTTACGAAGAGCTCTCTTTTCGTAATCCCTATGTTCTTCTACATAAGTGTATGCAGGGATTTCTGTACGCCTTGCCAACTTGATACCTTCGATTGTATGATTTTCAATTTTAGCATTGGTTATAGCTAAATCAGCAATCTTACGATTTGTTACAGCGTAATCGAATAAGTGAATAGTTTCGATCATCTTTTCTCTAGCTAACTTCACAGCTGTTATTGCATAATCAACAATCTTAGATGTAGTAATAGCATTGTCTCTAATATGACGAGTATCAACACATCCATCAGCAAGCATATTCTCGTTAATCTGTATCCACATAGGATCATCTCCAGCATTTAATACTCCAAGTATTCTATCATTCTCTGTTGAAGTAAATAACTTAGTCCCATCAACAGATCTATTTTCAAGCATATTGGAGTTAACCTTAGTCCATACTGGATCAGAATTTCCTTCAAGAACTCCAAGTATACAATCAGGATCTGACGTTGTGAATAATTTACTTCCTGTAACAGCTCTATCCTGAAGATATTCTGTAATGATTACTCCTGGTTTAAGTTCAGTTTCTTTTTCCAATTCTTCTTCATATTCAGTTACATCAAGAGGATTTGCTGCTAAAGGATTAATTGTTCCCATTATCAATCCACGCAAACGATCAATAGGAATCGGTTCAAGTGTTTCTCCATTAATATCTACAGGCTCAAATCCATGTGTTATATTGATTCTTCCAGAACTAATATCCTGTATAGTACTAAATGGAATAGGTTCAATAGTTTTTCCGTATACTTCTATTGATTTGGTTGAAACGGCTTCAGCTGTACCATTTATCAGCTGTCTAACTATACGTGATGCAATAGGTACCATGAATGATTTAGAATTCCAGTCTTGACAATTATAACCACAGATTTGACCATTTAGCATTTCATTATCAATTTCGAAACCATCTCCACTGAGAATAGGATCTACTGTTCCATTTACTAAACCATTGATTCTATAATATTGAATAGGTTCAACTGTATTGTCACCTATTCTGATTATTTTAGATTCATGAGGTTCAGCATTGTTCATAATGATATCTCTGATCCTGTGATATGGAATTGATTCGAATGTTTCTCCATCGATATCGATTGCTTCAGTATCACCAACAGGAATTCTAGTTCCATTAATAACAGCTTCAGACATTAATGGAATCTTTTCACTTTCTATTGGAGATACAATAATCTGGTCATGACGAACTTTTATTGGATCAATATCTCTTAAGCAACAGATTTTTTCTTTTAATTCGTCATAAAAATCTTTTTGTTTATCTAAAATTCTATCAAGTACCCATTGACAATCAGGAATCTTATGTCCGAATCCATTCTTATCAGAATAAGTAGGTCCTGGTCTTACTTCAATTGAAGGAGATCCAAGTAAATTGATATCTCTCTCAATCTTATTATTTGTAACTGCAGCATTTCTGATCATTTCAGTTACGATCTGAAGATACTTGGGAGTACCATTAGGAGTATCAACACCAAGTACTCTTGGAGCTTCATCTGTGGTGAATAATTTCTCACCAGTTACACTATGATCAGGAATGTTTAAAATTGATCCTGTAGGTGTATAATCTTCTAGAGCTGCCTTAATTACCTTATTTACCCAGAAAGTATCAGCTATAGTATGATCATCTGAAATATCACTCGGATGATCTCCGATAGTAGGGTGACCATATAGATTGATGTTTTCAATTAATTTTTCTGATTGGATACTTCTGTCTCTGATATAGTCGCCAGTAAGCAGCACGTATTTTGGTTCTTCTCCACCCTTTTCAACTGCTAATACCCTATGATCGAAACTTGAAGTAAATAATTTATCAGGAGTAATAGCTAATCTTTCTATCATATCAGTTGTTACTTGGGTCCATTCAGCATCAGCATGAGGATTCCCTTTAACTGCAAGTACTTGCCAACTTCTATGAGTTTTGAATAATGCTCTTCCATCTACGGAACCTGTTGCAAGAGCATTGTTATCTACTGATTCATCACCCATATGTCTAGCTTCAATAGACTTGTCAGCTATATGCATTCCTTTAATAGCATCATCAGTAAGATGACGTTCTTCAATAATATTATTCTCCATCATCTCACCATTTATTTTCATATAGTAAGCTGATGTATTGGGATCTCTTACTGCTAATACCATATTAGGATTTTCACTTGGATACAGTTTAGAACTTGTTACAGCACCTTTGGCGATTAATTCTGTTATAATTTTCGTCCATACAGGATCATGATCTTGTAATAGAAAAGCTAATACAGTATTTCCTTCAGCTTCGCGTCTAGCAAACTTTGATAGTGTTATAGATTGATCAGCTATCTTCTCTGTTCCAACTGCATCTTTTGCAATCATTGGGTTTGTCACTTGAGTATATAACGGGTGTCCATTTTCTGTTACAGCAGCTAATACTCTATTGGCTTCTTCAGATGTATAAATCTTTTCAGACTGAATTGCCCCATTCTGAATATGAACTGTGCTTACAGAGTCTATACCAATATGCCTAGAAATAATAGCATAGTCTTTAATCTTCTCAGAAGTAATAGCTAAATCTTTGATATTAGGTGTTTCTACTGCTTCATCTTCTATCATTTCATGATTTATCTGACCCCAATAAGAATCTCCGTCAACCTCTGTGACAATAAGAGCTCTATTTTTTATTTTAGAAGAAAAAAGATGTCTGCCGTTAACAACTCTTCTACCAATGTTTTTATCTGTAACTGCATTTTTGTCTAATATTTCTCTAACCCATCTTGCATCTACGAGCTCATTGTCTTCTGCAGTGATATCAGGTCTTCCAGTCATTCTAGGAATACCTCTTAGAAGAATATCTTCTGCAATCTTTTCGGTAGTTACAGCATCATCGGCAATCTTTTCGGTAGTTACTCCAAGATCTTGAATCTTACGAGTGGTAACTGCATTATCATGAATACGAGATTCTGTCACAGCGTACTCATTTAACTTTTCTTCAGTTATAGATTCATCGATGATATGTCTAGTTCCAATAACTTCTCTAGCAATCATTTCACCAACTATCTGAGTCCATTGAGGATTCGTGCTTCCTGTCCTTACTGCTAATACTCTATTATCAACAGTGGAAGTGAATAACTTCTCTCCAGTTACAGCTCTATCTTTGATATTTACTTCTTCTACTCCACCTTTAGCAATCTTCTCAGATGTAACACTATGATTAGCATATTTGATAGTAGTAATCGTACAATCTTTGATCTTATCCCCTGTAACTGCTTCATTGGCAATTACATTTGTTTTGATAGATTTATCTGCTATCTCATCTGATGTGATACTCTTGGGAATGATAGTAGCTTTAACTACATTATCCTCATCAATTTCTACAATAATATGAGTTCCTTCTGATCCAATATACTTATTATATAGAACATCAAGTGGAATCTTCGTAACTTTACCATTCAGCTCGATTACTTTCAAAATATGTTTCTTCTCATCAAATTGAATCTCATCAACGAGACCATCTGTTACGATTGTAACACCGAGTCTTGATCCGTCTGTATATATAGCATCAAGCCTACCAGTACGCTGATTATACTCAATTCTTGTTACGAAGTTCATTAATCCCATACTACCAGATAGACCATCTATCATAGAAGCTAGGCGGTCTATAGCTTCTTGTGTAGCATCTGATATAGGTTTATCTTTATCAGATGTATTATCTACATTAGGTATTCCTAATTGTTCTAATGTTACATTATGAGGATTATTAAAATTAGAAATATGCTCCAAAAAT